CAGGAACCAAACGTAGTCATATTTAGGTCCAAACAGGTGCCGGGCGGGTACTGGAAAACGGTTAGTCAGCACCCCCGGCTTCTGTACGTTCTGCATGTTAGGGTTTTCCACAGCCTGCCTGCCCGTGTCCGCCTGGCTTACATATATGCCGGGGTGTATCAGCCCATCGGTGTTGGCGAATTTGAGGTAGGATTGAATAATGGGCAAGCTGTATGTATAACTGCGGTATTTCAGCACCATGTCCAGCACGGGGTGTTCCACCTCGGGGTCCTGCTCCCAGGTGGCAAATACCTCCTTGTCCATGCTGGGCTTGCCCGTTTTTTCGCTGCGCTTAATAACAGGCAATTTAAGCTCTTCAAATAGCAGTTTCCGCATGTCCTCACCCCTGGGGTTAATGGTGCGCCCCAGGGTACCGCATATCTGGCGCAGCACCGCCTTGATTTCTTGCTCGAGCCGCGCCACCAGCTTGTGGGTCTCCTCCTGGCGTAGGTATAGGCCCCGCTTAATAATGCGCCTGGTGGCCCAGGTAAGGGCCAGCTCGGTATTATATTCGTCCAGGAAGCCCGGGTTTTCCTTTATGTAGGGCCAGAAGGTATGGTACAGCAGCATGGTGCGCTCGGCATCAGCCCGCTGGTAGGCATCCATAATGGGCTCGGGAACTCGCTCGTACCCCAAACCCCCAGGCGTTAACCGTTTAACCTTAATGTCCAGCTCCCTGCTATACCCGCACAGCTCCCACGCCAGCATGTCAAGGGCATGGGTGGGCGCCAGGTTGCGCAGTATCTTGCTCATTAATTGTGTATCGTGTATGGGAGTTCCTTCGGGTAGTGGATACCCGCTTTCCACGGTGGCCCCAATGTCGAAAAGTATGTTATGCCCCACCTTAGCCACCTGGTCATCATTCCATACCTGGCGCAGCACGCGCTCGCCTTTCGCCCTGCGGGTGGCTGTGCGGTCAAATCGATAGACATCTGTACTGCCCCGCGCATCGCACAGCGAATACGCGAACACACGGGCACCCTGGTGGTACAGGGCACCCCCAGCGGTTTCCACGTCAAATGTTATCGGTATCATTAAACAGTTCACCGCTAAGTATGCGTCTGTATTGTACGGGATCACGCAGGTTGCTAAGCGCAATGTCAATAATATCGCGGATTTCTTTGCCGGAGTTTGTTTCCGCAAACGCCGCTTCCACAGCATCACGGTCGCCATAGTGATTGACGCTAAACTGCCAATCAGCCAAACATCCCAACCAATTAGCGTAATTAAGCGCCTCAGCTTTAGTTCTTATTGACGCGTGTCCTGTAAGTGTAAGAGACATAGTGGTACCCACATGAGCGACAGCCCATCCATCACCATTAAGCTGTTTATGAACTACCAAGCCAGGTCTTTTGGTTGCATATGCCCGAACCGTAACCCACTCATTTCTAGTAGTCCTTATTTTAAACTGCATAATATCATACTCCTCCAGGCTAGGGTACCAGGCACCACCTGGCAGATGGCAAACCAGGCACCGTCCGGCACCTGGTACCCATAGCCTCGACTAGGGATTAGGCGGGGCCTATTTCTTTTTGCCTGCTGTCTTTTTCTTTGCGGGAGCGGCCCACGTTATAACCACGTCCAGGTTATCCAGCATTTCTGCTTCCCTGGGGGCTACTCTTTCTCTGTGCCACTCGAACTCCGCAACCTTATCGGACAGGGTGGCAATGGTGTCGGCCTCGTCAACCTTGATCCGCTGGGCCTGGCAGAAGGCCACCAGCTCGGTTAATACCGCCTGGTCGTCGCCAGCAGGTTCGGTTTCGCCACCAGCCTGCCCCACCACCGTTATGTCCGCGAACGGGTGGTTATCCTCGTCGCCGTCTTCGAACTTAACCGTGGCGGTTTCGTTCTTGGGGTTTACCGCTGTGATGGTGCCCTTAAACAGCTCGCCACCATCGTACTCCACCTCCACCACCGCGCCCAGGGTGGGTATGCCATCCGCAGGCGCAGGCTGGGCCGGGGCGGGTTCCGCTGCGGGGGTGGCGGGGCTGCTGCCCAGCTCGCCCAACTTTGCCAGCAAAGCCTTGTCGTCGTCATCCAGGTTGCCCGCAGCATCCTCGGCCTGCCAGTCGTCCTCGCCTATCTTGGCCTTCAGGGTGGCAGCGGTGTCGCTTTGGCCCACCTGTATCTGCCACGCCTCGCAGAACGCCACCATCTCGTCGTACATGTCGTCCACGTCGCCACCCGTGGCGGAGGGTGCCTGGGCCTCCGTGGTTTGTGTGGTGGGCGCAGCAGCGGGGGTGGTCGTGCCACCCGTTCCGTATTCCACCAGCTTCTGGATATACAGATTCTGAAAATCACCGCTGTGCTTCACCCGCACCGTAACAATGGGAGCAGCGTCCGCGATTTGGGCGATTACATCGGGCAGGTCCCGTATGTCATCGGGGGGCTGGAAGCCCATTTGGGTTATCCATTGGGCTATAAACCGAGGCCCCAGGTCAGTCTGAAGCTGCATGTAATCGTGGGCCACACGCCCCGTCTGCTCCCCGTCCATAACCACATGCTCGCGGTGTATTTGCAGGTTTCCGCTGCTCATACTTTCCGTCAGTTCCGCTGCCTGGAGCTGCATTTTATACTGCCCTGGCGGTATGCGGTTATCCTCAAATGGGGCGTCCATTTGCTCCTTCCAGTTTGCCTGCATATCGCCCAGGCGTTCCGTGAAAACATTATCTTCCGCCATAGTAATACTCCTTTCGTTTAATGGTTAATGCTAGAGCCCGCACCCTATGCCGGCGGACCTAAAAAGTACCTGCTGCGATTTCCTACCACTGAACCCACCCACCCTTCCTGCATAGTTTTACCGGACAGGTCGGGTTCGTTATCGAGACACCATTGCACCGCTGCTTCGAAATCTGCCTCCTCCACATAGTACGGGCCGTGTACGGTGTCCTCGGTGTCCTTGATTATTACCTCGGTCATGGGATTTGCCATAGTAATACTCCTTTGCTGCTACTTTTTCTTGGCAGCCTTTTTCTTGCGTTTAGCGGGAGCACCCGCCCCCTGGGGGGCACCAGCACCCCCACTCTTTTTAGCTTTATCCAAAGCCCCCGCCACCGACAGGAAGGTTTCCTTTGCGGGCAGCAGTGTGGTGGGGTCAAGTCCGGCGTGCTGCCCTAGGAAGCCAGCTTTAAGGGCTTCATGCCCGCCTTCCTCCAGCAGGGGCATAATAGGGGGAAAACGACCAGCTACCTTACGGTGGCCCGCCCACACCAGTTCGTCACCGTGGCACACCATAGCCCGCACGGTTCTGCCCTCCACGTCACGGAAATATTCGCAGTACATGGCTATGTCCACCAGGGCCTCGATAACCTTGCGGGCCTGCCCTGGCAGGCTGGGTATGATGCGGGAGTACTTGGCCCCGCTGCGCTGTTTGATTTCGATCTCCTGGGCGTGGCAGGTAAACACCACCCCCCGCCCCGTGTTAACGATGCGCTTGATGGCTTCCGTGAATTCTACCCGCACCTGGTTCCAGCTCTTTCCGAAGTCCTCCTTCCCGCTGCTGCTCTCCCCTGGGTAGGGTATGCCCATCCTGATGCAGACGTGCGCCAGGGCCATGTTATAAGCCTGCGCCACGGTGTCGATGCCCACGGTGGAGAACCTGCTGGTATCGGCCTCCAGGTCCTTGACCACGTCTAACATGTCCTGCCAGCATTTAATGGGCACCTCGAATATCTCCAGGCCCTTGGTACCAGGCTCGGTGGGGAGTACCAGCATGTCATCCCATTGCGCCAGGAGGGTGGTCTTGCCTATTTTTTCACGCCCATATATGAGCCAGGTGTATTTACCCATGTCCAGCACGGGCTTTTTCTTGCGTTTAGGTAAAGCCATCATTCCACCTCCTTTGGTATGTCGGTATCAAGCTCGGGGAATATGCGCTCCCGCTCTACATACCCCGCAGGGGTGCCCTGGGCGCACGCCTGCAAGTAATTGCACCGCCCATAGACCGTAGTGCAAGCCGCCTCGTTCTTGTATGTGGGCAGGCGGCCATTAAGCCACGCCTCGAAGTCTTGTAATTTGATAGCCAAGTCATCCCGGAATGCTCGGATTACCTTCTTCGGGTAGGCCAGCTCAAACCGCACGAAGTAGAACTCGGGGCGTTTGGCCGCATCGTCTGCCACCCGCTGGCAGAACGCCCCCCAGTCCTCGTCCTTGCCCTGGCGAAGCTGGGGCCTGCGCACTATGTTATACAGCACGCCCCCCATGCGCTTGCCCACCATTTCCAGCTCGGTGTTCAGCAGGTAGAACAGGTTCTGGAAGTCGAAGGCCAGGGTGTCGTTAAGCTCGGCGGTCCTTATCTGCCCCTTGAACTTGGTTTCCAGCACCCACAGGGCAGACTTGACCCTGAACACCCCGTCCCGTTTGCCCCGCAGCAGGTACCCGTCGAAGTCGTTAGCAAACTCCTGCTCCAGCCCCACCCATTTAAGCCTGGTGAAATCGGTGGCGTAGAACTTGGCATATTCCTGCATAAGGCTGGGCAGCACCCATTCTATGTACTCCAAGTCTTCCAGCAGTCCCTGGTCCGCCATAACTGCCCGCTCCCGCTCCGACCAGGTACCCACCAGGCTAACCGCGAGCTGGCGGACCTCCTCGCCCAGGGCGTCCAGCTTGCGTGGTCGTTTGTTCTGCGCATAATACCTGTAGATGCCCTCCAGCACCTCGTGGCCTGCGGTGCCGAACAGCAGAGGCAGCCTGCTGCCGGGCTGTTCCCACATATCCAGCCACCACCTGCACCGCACTCGGCAGTCGATGAACATGCCCAGCAAACCCTGGGTGACGCCATGCTCGGGCAGGGAATAGCCGCTGTTAAATTTCAAACCTTTTAATTTTACCATCATTTCCTCCTTGCAATAGTCTGCGCAATGGCCTCACTCAGCCTGCGCACATAGCTGACGTACATGGGGCTGCCTACCCCGCCCTTACCTAGCAGATACCTGGGATGCTGAAAATGGTAAGAGCAGGCCCAGGTGCTGCCATAGAACTGGTTCGTCAACTTGCCTAGTAGTATAACTAGAGCAGGCTGTACCAGCTTATGGGTGGCCTGCACCCTGGGCACACATGCCCATATCTCCTCGGGGGCGGGGTCCCTGTTTGGCCCATACTTGCTATCACAGGGCCTGCACCCCACCATATTCGTAATGAAGTATGTCGGGGTCCGAGCCAGCACCCCTCCGTCGCGCACAGCCATCTCGGTGGCATGACTTATTATAACTTGAAGCAACCTGCCTGATTCCCCCACAAAGGGCTGGCCCAGCAGGTTCTCCGTCTTGCCGGGGCCGAGGCCCACAAACAATATGTCCGCAGGCATGGCCCCGCGTCCCAGCACCACCTGACGTCGGTGGCGGTGCAGGCCGCACCGCTGGCAGCCCTTCCATTCAGCTAGTTGCTGCATGGCCCAAGTCATATTCCAGGTGCAGGGGTTTGGGCAGGCCGCCCAGGGGACGCTCGAACTTAATGGTTACACGCCCGCTGGGGTAGACCCACAGCTCCCATGCCTTGCAGTGCATGTCCAGAAAGGGCATACGAACGTTCGTCAGGTTTGCCCGCACTATGCGTGCCAGCAGGTACTGGAAGCCTGGTATGCCCTCCCCTTGCAGGCTGGCTACGAATTTCTTCCTGTGCAGGCGTGCCAGCCTGGTAGGGCCACCAACTTGGATAGATTCGCGCACCTTGCCCTTCTTGCGCCACGCATGTTCCAGGGCCAGATCCACCACCGATTTTTCCCTGGTGGTGTATCTCTGTTCTTCCGTTTGTGCCATCTTTTCTCTCCTTTGTTAACCGTTTAAAAGCCCGGCCATGTGCAAACCCATACCCACCGCGTCTGCCTCGTGGTTACGATACACCTGGTGCAGGATACGCCCTATGCGGGCCTGTAATACCTTTTTATTCATTTGCCCCTTCCACTCAGTGGGCGTCACGGTGGTGGCGTTCCACCCGCAATCCCATGCCACCCGCAGTATCATACCCGACAGGGATGTGAGCATAACCAAGTCGCCCTTAACGCTGGCTGCGTGGGATACAGCGCTGCCAGAATAGAACTCGGGTATTTCAATGGCAAGGGTGGCCTGTGCGCCTTGCTGGGGCACTAGCTCCTGCAATACCGCGCCCAGGTTGCTGCTGATCATAATCGCACGGGTTAGCCAATGCAAATCGCGGTCGGGCACAGCCAGGCGCACCACCCCAGTGCGCTGGGGGTGGGCACCTCCACCTCCCCGCATGGTATGGTTATATTCCTCACCTTGCCACAGTTTGGGCCAATACGCCCACCCGGTGCCTTCGAAGCCTGGGTCGACTGTCACCAGGTTATCTATCACGTCCGTGCCTCCTTTGCTCTATGGCCTGGGCCAGCTTGCTGGCTGTTACGCTGGCCTCTTTTTTGAGCACCACCATGTCGTATATGTCCCAGTCCACGGTGTCGCGCACCACAAAGTCGATGATCAGGACTGCTTTCTGGCTGCCTGCCACCACGATGCGGTCCTCGCTTTGCTGCCGGGTTTCGTTGCCCAGGGGGGTGCTGTAGTATATGGCTGCGCTTGCGGTGCCCAGGTTGATGCCATACTTGGCAAGCTCCACCTGGCACAGCAACACAGGGAATTCACCATTGCGAAACTTCTGGATAATTTCAGCCCGCACCATAACCTTAGTGTCGCCCACCAGAATATTATGGGGTATGTTAGCAGCCCGCAAAGCATCGGCGCAGGCAGCAAGTTCATCGTTAAAGGCTGCCCACACCACCACCCGCTGCCCTTTCAGCTCGCCCTGCATAAGCCACACCACCTCGCGAGCTTTTGCGTCCCAAACGTAGTCGGCCTGGGGCGACGGTGGTTCCTGATCATTGGGCACAAACCCTCCACACATTCTGCGCAGCCATACCTGCTGCACCGTGCGCCATTGAGTCTGCGCCTGCACCTGCCCACCATGCTCCACCAGCCACTCCTCCTCCAGCGTGTCGTATGCCTTACGCAGTTCGGCTGACATGGTAAACACCCTCTTCTGATATATCTTCAGCTGATCCAAACCTACATCCTCCCTGCGTAGTATAAAAGCCCGCTTGCCCAAGTGCCCAAGCATACGTTCGCGCACACCAGGCTTCATCATCCAGTCGTACATGAACTGCGTGCAATTGCGGGCACGGAACGACCAGAATGAGCGGTGGCCCAGGTAGTGCCCATCCAGGTACAGCATGGGGCATACCACATCCAGCTCGCTTTCCGGCATGGGCGTGCCCGTTAGCCACCAGCGGTGGGGCACGCCCCTAAACCCTTGCAGGTGGTGGCGTGTAACCTGGGCCTTCGGGTTCTTGATAAAATGCTCATCCAGCACCACCGCATCCCAGGGGTACGCAGCCAGGGCGTCACCTATTGCCAGGTGGCCCTCCTTATTAACGAGGCACCACCTATGGCCCTCCGACAGGGCCTCGTGCCTTTGCTGGCGTTCGCCTACCAGGTACGCTATGTCAGCCTCCCCATCCTGGCGCAGCTCATCCTCCCAGGTGCCCAGCACGGTGCTGGGTGCTACCACCAGCACCCGCAGCCCTTTGTCAGAGCTGCGGGGCTGGTATAGCTTAATGGTACGAATGGCGACCAGCGTTTTACCCAGGCGCATTTCCATGCACAGGGCTGGATTTTGCTCCCGCCTGCAATAAGCGAAGGCTGGCACCTGATGTGGTGCCAGCCTTCGCAGCGTTCCGGTCGGGGGGTGCTGTCTACTTTTTAACTTTTTTCCCACGGGCGGGGGCCTTCTTCGCCGGGGCCTTCTTCTTGGCAGCAGCCTTTTTCTTTTTAGGCTTGCTGTCCTTGCCCGTGTCGCCCTTTTTCACCTTGCCCTTACCCTTGCCCTTAGCTTTCTCCTTTTTCGCCTTGTCGCCCGTTTTAGGGGCTTTCTCGGCCTTTTCAGGTTTCACCGTGGTCCGCTTCTTGCCTACCAGGTAATACCTGGGGGGGACCGAGGTTCCGGCAGGTATGTACTTGGGCCTGGGGTTGCTGGGGTACTGGTTAAGGGCCACCGCCCGGCACCAGCCCACATGCCCCACCTGGTAGATGCTGCGGTTTCCGGGGTGGGCCTTTTCCACCTTAGCCAAAATTTCCTCGTCGGTCAGTTTGGCCTTGTCGTTTGTCAGCACCAGGTAGAAGCACAGCCTGGGGGGTTTGGCCTGCCACCACTCCTTGTCCCTGCCGAGGAATCCGCTTTTGGTACCCTTTGACGTGTCACCATTTTTCGCCATTTCATTTGCCTCCTTGTATTCGGCAGCGTGCGCTGCCAGTTTAGTTTCAGCCTTGGCCTTAGCCTGGGCCTTTGTTTGGGCCAGCTTTTCGGCCCATGCCTTCTTTTCGCCGTTCTTTACGGGGCTCGCCAGCACCCGCCTGCACCGCACACAATTTGTCGGCGCAGGGGGCACATGGTTAAATCCGCATACGCTACAGACTTTCATGAGTTTGTGCCATCTCCTTTGCGCTGCCTGGGTAGGCTTGCGCCCTTTGGGTTGATCGCAAATCGGGCAGCGTTTGGTCGTCAGCAGCAGCACCCCACACACGGGGCACCGCCAGGTGTCATTAGCCATAAGCCTGGGGCTTCCATCCTTTGCGTCCTTCACCCGGTTCAGGGTTATGGTGTAGGTGCTTTCGATTTTTTCAAGGGGGCGGTCCTTTGTGTATTTACCTGTGCCCGCTCCCTGGGGCAGGTGGGTAATCCCAGCCACCCTATCAAACGCCTGCACCGCCTGGGCCTCCGCTGCCAGGTCCTGCTGGCAAGCGGGGCACGCCTTATTAATTGCTTCCCTGTGCGTGGCGCACCTGCGGGCCACGCTGCCTGGTGGCCTTTGCGCCAGCATAAACGTGGGCTGGGGTAGCAGCAGCCCCAGCACGGGCAGGCCACCCTGCCTCCGTCCAGGTGGCCTGTATGGTTTGCGCCTGCCGCCCGTGCTGCGGGCCTTTGCTACCAGGTCTCCATCCTGGTCCTTTACATAACTACGGGTATACCGTTTACCAGGCATCCTCCCACCCCTCATCTTCGCGCCTGCGCTTGTCGGCCTGGGTGTCGGCATACCGCCTGGTCACCACGGTGCCACCAGGTACCACCACAAACCCTGTGTAGTATGGAAACTCTTCAAAATCGGGGTCCAGGATGCCTGCTGCCCCATCAATATGCGCCCAGCCCCGGCACCGCGCGTCGTCTCTACCGATGCTCATCGTATGCCTCCGGCACGTCTGTACCTGGCTGCACGGTGGTGCCTGCGTCTTTTATCTGTGCGCACCATACTGGTACCACGCAGCAGCTCGGCATCGCTGGGGGTGGGGCCATCAGCACCGTTAGCGATGTCGGTTAACTGCCTGCGGTATTTGATGAGCATTTTGCGCAGGGCTGCGCATTGGGCCTGGCTGAAGTTTTTCTCATACTGCTGCTTCACCAGGTACTGCTCCACCAGGCTGCCCGCAAACTCAGCATCGTAGGCGTTAAGGCCCACGTCGTTGCGGTCGGTGGTGCTGTGGCCGCTCTGTTCCTGAGGGGTTTGTCGCTGCCACAGCCTAAACAGGGGTCGCCATAGCTGGTGGTCTGGCATGGTTGCCAGCAGCTCCTTAACCGTGTCTTCCGTGTGTTTCATTTGCCATCCTTTCAAACGGGCAAGCCCCGCCCGCTCGCTGCGGGTCCCTGGTGCGGGGCGGGGCTTGCGCCAGCAGCGTAAATCGTACCACACCGCTGGGCAAAATGCAAGCTAAAATTATAAATAATTTTGGCCTGCCTGGTTTTTTGTTTGTTTACCATACTTTGCGCCCCTTAACCTATTATTATAAAAGCCCCTCGCTCTCCAGGTAGGCCACCACCTGGCCGTAATTGATGCTAATGGCGTCCAGGGCCTTGCGGTCATGGTGCTCCGCAGCCAGGGCGTCGTCCCACAGGCTGTTATCCCGTATGCTCATTACCTCGCTGCGCACCAGCTCAGCCAGCACCGTGGGCTCCAGCGCATCCAGCTCCCAGCTTTCGGTACCGTGCTCCGCTATGTATTCCCGCGCCCTGCTGTCGGTTATCTTGGCAGGGTTAGGTGGGGGGCCATAGGCTTGCACCTGGTCCATGTTAAGGGCAATCCTGCGCACCTCCACATCCGCCCCAAACAGTATGAAGCGGTCCTGTATGTCCCGTGTCATGTCCAGCCCGCTGGGGTCATGGTCGCCCAGGTGCAGCACATAGCAGCTCTGCCCATTGCTTTCGTAGTGCAGCATCCGCCTGCCAGCCCGCCACATCGCGCTCTGGCTCACATAGCCCCGGCAACTAAAGAAGTCCACCCACATTTCGTTGCACACGGGGGCAAACACCCCAGCCAGGGCATCCTTCTCAAACCACACCTCCACCCTGCTGGGTTGGTCCGCCCATAGGTCGGTGCGGAACTCGCGGGCCATTTCGCGCACAATGTCCTGGGGGTCGTCCCAGGTAGGCAACCCACACAGCTCGCGTGTGCGGTCCACAATAGCGTTCCAGTCCACCAGTCCCGCAAGTCTGGCGTCGCTTATAAGCACGCCCAGCTTATCGTAGCTCTTCTGCGTATTGGGCAGCAGGTCGCGTGCTACGAACTGGTAGTATAGCTGGCGCAGGGTGAGGTCAAACCCCTGGGCTTGGTACTCATTGATGATGGTGTTCGCGATGTCAATAATTGCCAAGCTGCTGGCGTGGAAGCGTTTATCCCTGTAAGTTATTTTCGGCATGGTATTAGCCCTCCTTTATCGTAGCGGTTTCATAATCTACGTTATCAAGCACATAACCGTTCGCCTTTGCCCAGGCTATGGCCCAGCGCACCAGGTCGCAGCCTGCTGGCAGGTTAGTGCCCCGTTGCATATCACGAGTATGACCAAAACCCATAACATCACCTTTGTCATTTTTAATTGCAGCACACCCATGATTCACGTTTAAAAACGCTAGTTCTTTAGTAACCATTCTCATTACCCCCGTTCCCTGGGGCGGCCTGTTAGCCCTGCCCCCGCTGTGGTAATGATCCGGTTCCTGGGTAGATGTGCGCGTCCACGCCAGCCTCATTATCTTCATTCATGATGTTTTCTAATCTTTTCAAAGCAGCCTTCTTTTCAGTTAACCGCCAAGAGCCCGCAACGAAACTCAGCCATTCACCGGCTTCATTCACCGTGCCTATCTGGTAGTTTCCAGTCACCCGGCTCCCTTGTCTAAATAATCTGTATAATACCTTCATCGTTGCCTCCTTTGTGGGCCTACGCCCACCGTTAGGGGTTAATACCTGGGGGCCTTTGCTGCCTTGCTGCCCCGTCCTGTTTGTTGCTAAGTTCATGTTCATGAACTTAGCACATAAAATGGATTGTGTCCAGCATTTTTTCTATTTTTTTAGAACCTTTTTTGCTTTTCTAATAAAATTAGATATTTACAAACGCAGAAAACCCGACAGCGTATAGGATTTTTTCGGGGCTTTCCCGCCATTTGTGCAGAGTGCGCCATAAGTATCTAAAACTAGGCGAGAAAAAACTCCCCCTCTACATGCGCTCTAATATAAAATGCCATAAGAGGACCCCCCCACCCCTATGTGGGCAAGCCCTAATTCTAAGGAGGAGGTGTTTTATGGCATTTTATATATACATTATATAAGGTACCCCCTCGGGGGGGTACCCTTTGGGCATTTTTTGTAAATGCTTGTTTTTACGTTATTTCCAGAACCCCTTTCTGCCCAGGCGTACCTCGAGCAGGGCGTTGCCCAGCACGTCACCTTGATCAGTCAAGGCGACGTGCCCCCTACCCCCCAGGCGTATTTCATAGCGTTTGCTGGCATATACCAGGGGGTACAGGCCCACGTCAACCTCCGGCCCTGCCACCCCATAGCCCACCCCCAAATCCGCCACCATGCGCAGCCTGTCTCCATCTACGGGCAGGACTGGCTCGGGGCAGGGGGGTGGCAAGGGCGGGCAGGTGGGGCACAGCCTGGGCATGTCTAGCTGCCAGGACGCCTGGTTAAGGCCAAGCACATCCTTCACCGACACGATGATCGTGTCGGTGGGCGGCTCCGGCCCTGGGTTTGCATACCTGCGGTCCAGCTCGTAGGCCTCCACACAAGCCCTGCAATCAGCAGGCAGCCTGCGAACCACGGTTCGCAGTACTTCCCTGGTGGCTGTATCCGCATCCAGCGCACGGGTGCGCCAGGTGTCCAGCTCGCTGGTAAGGGTGCCCACCTGGGTGCCCAGGGCGTCGATTTTAGCCTGGGCCTCGGCCTGGGCTGCCTGCCAGCCTACCTGCGCGTCAGTGTAGTTCTGCTGGCAGGTGTATAGGTTGCCCTGGGCTTCACGTAGAAATAGCCACAGGGCCAGCGACAGCAGCGAGAGGGCTATTATTATGGTGAGCATTAACTTGGTTTGCCATTGCATGGGTGCCTCCTTAAACTCATGCGGGCAGATGGCTATCTATGGCGACAGCCCTGCGTCTGTTTAATCATACCCAGGGCCTGCGCCCCCTCCGTAACCTCCGCCACCTCCTTGCTGTGGAGGTGGCCCATTTTTTCCCTGGTGGTACAGCCTGGTTATGATCCACGTTATAAACGCGAAAAATGCGCTGCCCCCTACCAGGGCCTCGACAAAGTACTCGGCAGGTATTACCGCCAGGCGCACGGTTATGACTATTAGCAGGGCGCACACGTTAGCCATTATAATGCACAGCCAGAAGGCTGTCTTGCTGGGCTTGTGGCCCTTAGCTGCTAACCAGTACCAGGGCCTGGGCGGGCATTGCTGCTGTTTACGCTGCTCTTCCATAGCCCGCTCAGCTTTTATCAGGCTTGCCAGCCTTCCGAGTTTTCGAAGCTTTTTTCTTGCGCTTGGGCGCAGCATCGCTGCCCCCCTTGCCTTTGTAGGTGGTCGCCTGGCGCACATACTTAATGGTCAGCAGGGCAAGCCACCCGCGCGTCACAGGCCCCACAATACCATCGTCCTTGATGTCCACCATGCGCTGGATGGCACGCACGCGCCCGTCGTAGTTAAGGCCCACGGTGCCCATTAAGCCAGCCACCTGCGCCACCAGCTCTTCCTCACGCCCGCGCACCTCCTCCTGGTAGGCTTCCCGCAGGGCAGCAAACAGCTCGTTCTTGTGGGTAAACTGTACCCCCAGCAGGCTGGTGGGCTGCGCGTGCCAGGCCTCGGCATGGCGACTGCTGCGGAACGCCCTGGGGTGTACCAGCCAGTCGCGCCCCTGCAAGAACTCGTGGAAGCGATAGAATGTGTATGGCTTACCCTTGTCATCCTTGCCCAGCTTGCCTGTGTCGTAGTCAAAGGCACCACCCACCCCGTGCAGGCTGCTGCCAGGGATGGCTGCCAGGCGGGGCTTGCGCCTGCGCACGTCTATCTGCTGGGCAATGGGGCGCAGCACGTCGCTGACCAGCAGCTCAGGGGTGCCGGGCATTTCCAGCCAGGCATCCTGCAAGTCCATGAACTGGTGGGCAGCATCTTGCTCCATGTAGGTGAACTGCTCGACCGCCCGCTTGTCCTGCATAAGCTTCACCACGGTGGCATCTGGATGCCTGCGGGCGAAGTCCTCCTCCGCGCTGCGCCCACCCTTATATATAGTGTGCGCCAGTACGGGTTCCAGTACGATCTCAATCATTGCTTCCCTCCTTTGGTTTAAGGCTGTTCGATTTAATAACAGCCACATCTGTCGCCAGCCCAACCAGCACCTTGCCCTGCTCGCCCTGAGTGGATTTTATTTCCTCGACTCCCGTGGCGATCATTTGCATCCCTGTGGCCTGGGTTTCGCGGTGGGCCTCGCAGGTGTCGCCATACACCACGCTGCCCTTGAGCCTGTCCATGTCCTTGTCGGCCTTGTCGAGCCTGCCCTTAACCAGCCACACCACTATACCCACCAGGGTACTAAACCCCAGGAGTACCAGGGCTGCGGTTAACCCGTCAATGGTCATTAATGCGCCCCCCTATCTCCACTATATATAATACGTCCTTGTGCCACGCCTTCCCTATATGCAACTGCGGCCCCCGTAATTATGAACTGAACCATTAAATAATAGGTAGTATCGTTAACATACACCCGCATATTTTGAATTGTCCCTGTCACATACGCGGCCTCAATATAAGGTTCGTTAGGTGGTGCCGTAAGAGGCGACGGATCGGGCACACCTATCCTGGTATATAGCTGTTCTTCGAGAACTGCCGACCCGCCAACATTGCTCACGACAGTTCCGTCACCGTGTGCATCGATATCCGTGTGCCAATACATATCATTATTCTGCCCAGGTATTAAACTGCCCACGCCCTGGTTAGGAAGTGGTCCCCTCGCGCCAGCATATCCTACCATGATCACCTCAACAATTCTGTCGCGCCAGTCCTTACTGCTCTCTATAGGCTGCACCCACGCAAGCGCGGTGCCGGGGTTATTATAATCGAAATCAAAATACATCATCTGTGCGCCAGCTTGGAACAGGTAATCCAAATTTTCTCTAATCTTGTCCAGCAGAGTCTGACTTATGGGGCTATTAGTATCAGTCTCGCCCTCATAAATTTGCTGCCACGTTGCTGCCATACTGCACCTCCTAATCAGAAAATATAGTACCCGTCCTCGTCAGGTGTATAGGCCACACTCGCCACCTGGTTATTCGCATCGCCCTGAAAGCCATAACGAGGATGCACTATATCAGTGTCACCTGAACTATATTGCATAGTCACATCCAAACCGGCGGACCAGGTGCTATCTATAGTTCCATTCTGGCCCCGCAGCAGATTGCTAAACCGCAGCACACCACCGCCCAGGTCGGTCACGCCTCCGCTGTATAAAATATCCTCGAAGGTGCCCGTGCCATACTCACCATGTTTATGGGTGCCCACCACCCGTATGCCACCGCTGGCTGCCCAGGCCACCAGGGGGGGTGTCCCGCTTGCGCTTACATCCAGGTCCAGGTAGTTCTGGCCTGCGGGCAGCGTAGCGTTAAGGACACCGTTTTTATACCCGATGGTGGGGTAGCGTTTGGTCCCGAAGCCCGTGTCTTCGAACTTATTTACCAGAGCATTTGGCGGCTTAAACTCCTTCCGTACAAGTCTGTAGAGCCTGCGCTTACACACGCCAAACTCATCAACGATTTCGGGCACGTCCATGTTAATCTGGTTGGCTATGCGCAGGGGCATGTTAACCAGCTCCATGACACATTCAACCTGGGGTATGCCCTGTCTGTACCTGGCGAAGTACTTACCCGTTACCAGCCGGGCCTCCAGGCTGCGAAATATGAAGGGCAGGTACATGGTTTTCGACTGCGTCTCTCCGTACCATTTCGGGTTCTCTTCCTCTGCCCCGGCATATACATAAGCGTACCGATAATCCTCGGCTTTACTGCCGGGGCTCCCTGCCAGAGGCGCATAGTACCCATACACCCTAGTTACTCGTTTGGTATCATTGTTTAAAACCTTGCGCGACTGAGGCTTCATGTGCGCCTTAGTTATAAGGGGCGGTATCTCATCAAACCAGGGCGGGGCCTGTACCTGCCCCTTAACGTAGCCATCCTCATCCTGATACACGTCCATGATAGTACACCGCTGCAATCCCTCAATGTGCTCCTTGATAGCGGTTGGTTCTGTCAGTTTAGCCTGGTACTCGGTACCAGGCAGGTACTGGTTAAGTTCGCAGGTGAAGGTAGGCGGTAGTATTGAAGTAGCATCACTATGACTCACAGCCTGGGTGCCAAACCTGCCACGTTTAACTCCTTCCAGCGTTGAGGTTACAATGTTATATGATTCCCAGCTAATGATCTCGTCATCGAGGTACCCAATACCACGCCCGACCCAGCCGCCTGTCCCGCAAGAAACCGCTATACTTGTATCTCCTGGGCCTATGGCACCGTTAAGTATCGCTCCAACATCGACAACTCCTATGCTGTCGGCAGGTACGCCCCCCAAACCTACCAGCAAATCCATATAGATTTCATCGGCACCTACACCCATAACTCCATAATTATCGATACTACCATATACCTGAACTTGGATGACTTCGGTGTCCACAGCGTGCGATACCTGGGAGGTGGCATATGCTCCAGGGGAGCATCCAGTTAATTCATTAAGGCCCGTATCTCTGCCCGTGTACTCTATAATCTCATCTTCCACCTGCACCTGACGGGGATCATTAACGGTGGCGTCCCGCAGCAGGCTGGCGTCGCTGACGTACATGGTCGAGCCCCCATTATAGGTGGCGGTTAGTACCACATCGGTGCTGCTGTCAGCGGGCACCTTAATATCGCCAAGCTTCCACAGGCGGTCATATATGCGCACCTCCACACCCTGCTTCGTGTAATCAAGATCGCGTATGCGCCCCCTAAAGAACAGCTCGAAGTCGGCTATATCCATGCCGAAAAACCCATAGGATATCTCAGCGGTGCCCCCCTGCCACACCTGGGTGGCGAAGAACCAGGGCCAGAAGCTTTCAGCGGTTTCAGCCAGCACGGGGCTGGTGGTTTTAGTAGCGTCAGCCAGGTAGGGCGGGTCGCCGTCCGCCAGGCCAATACGCATCTCGCCACGCTCCGTGCGGAACTTTTCACTGTCAATGGCGGTGGGCAGCAGTCTGAGGCCCTTAGTGCGCAGCATACTAAAGCAATCTTCCAGGTGGGCCATCCTGGAGCAGAATTGCCACACCCGCTCGCCCTGCTCGTAGTTATCCTTGTCCTTGCATGTGGGATATGTAAACATGCAGTCCTCAATAGCAGTGCAAGGACTTATCCCATTCTCGCGGGTACACCTGGGCAGGTACAGCTTCAGCAGCCAAATGATTTCGCGGTCAATATCATTAAAGTATGGCAGCACCGCTGTCATGGTTCGTACACCCCCGCCAGGGCCAGGGTTATGCTGCGCCATACCTGATTATAAGGCTGGGCACGCACCCTGTCAGTTATCCACATAAAATAAGCCTCCAGGGGTTTGTTAACCGGGTCCCATAGGAAAATGAAGGGTTTGCGGGCGTGCGATGCCAGAAAGGGCAGCCATTCGTCATCCACAAAGGCATGAGGTAAAAATTCAAATACCCAGTCCTGCTTCCGCATGGTGCCTTCCACCACGCTGCCCAGGTAGTGCCCCTCGCTGCTGATCATGCTCGCCCCTATATCCTCCTGCCCATCGGGATCATGCGGGGTATTAGGCAAGCTCGGTATCTCCAGATAAGGGGCCACCACCAGTATGCTGATAGTAGGAGGACTGGCATAGCCCGTAGGTATAACCAGGCGATAATAGTTCCATGGACCGCTAGTGAAGAACTTCGCCAGGGTGCGGTCATTGGGCGGATAGAACGCTGGCACCAGAGTGTCCCAGCCCACACCGCCCACGGAGGCATCCAGGCGCACCTGTGCGCCCTGGGTGGCTAAGTCGTGGGCTGAGACACCCAGGCCATTGATACCAATATTTGAGGCATAATACAGCCCGTCTATATCTACACTGAACGTTCCGGATGCCCACCCCTGGGTGTCGAACGTTATCTTGTGCTCGTCCAGAACCAGGCTGCTAAATGCGGCCCCGCCTGCGTGAGTGCCCAGGCTGTGCCAGGTGGTATCGTTCGGGTCCCACACCCAAGCATACAGCGTACCACCAGTATCCCTGCGCACTCGTATCCGTCCGGCGGTGCCCGCCGCGCCCAGGGTATAATTTCCGATGCCTACCCAGCCGGCCCCCAAGTTATACGCTGCTGTGACCCTGGCAGCTCCACCGCTATTATCTATTACACAGCGCAGCATGTGAGTGCCATCAAAATCCATCAGCCACTCGACCTGGTAGGAGGTGGCGGTGGGCCAGCTCGTGACGTCAAAGAGCATTTCCATAGCAAAGTCATCAGCCACCGCAGGGTCGGGGCTTGCCACAATATTAGGGGCATCATTAGCACCTGGGCCTGCATAGCTGTACTGAAGCTGGTTACTTGCCACTACTAGGCTACCATTCGGGTCAGTTTCGGTCCACAGGCCAAGATTATCCCAGGGGTCCCCTGGGGCTGCATACGGGGTAGGATTTGCAGCCTGCGCCCATTGCTCGGCGCTTCCTGTTCCGCGCCACCCTTGGTCATCCCTCCAGCTTGCCAGGTTTGCCACGGGGTAGCCAGCGGATGTAGCTTGGGTGCTGGCGGTCAAGTCCCAGGTATTAAGGATATTATCCTTACCCACTATGCGGGGGTAGCCCACAGCCATTATTCGCCTCCCGTAACCTTGACTTCCACATTGCGCTCAAAGGCATCATTCAACTCGTCAATAACCCTGGTCATAAACCCAGGAATGTCCGTAACAATGTCTTCCTCACGCAGCTCGCCCACGTCCACCACGATGGTGGCCCCACGCTGGGGTTCAAGGGCACCCTGCCCAGGCACCGCCCCTGCGCCTGCACCTGCGCCGCCGCCACCTGCTCCAACTTCAGCGCCGCCACCTGCCTTGCCTAGCAGGGCACCCAGGGCCTTGAGAGCGGTCCCTGCCGCCACCAGCTTGGTACCCGCAGTGAGCATTCCTGTATTCACCGCAGGGAAGGTGCTAAATGCCTCGGCAATGGTAGCGATGCCTTTAGCGACATAATAATCGCCCCATTGCTGAGCAATGCCTCCAATGAGCCCGCCCATCGCCTTGAGCATTGCGCCCTCGCCACGCTTGATGCCTAGTATGGTATCCGACATCCAGTCAGCGAAGGCGTCGGTTGCCCCCTGGGAGAAGTTCTCAATATTTTGGTTCATTAGCTGGGTGGTAGCTTCGGTGTCTGCGAGTATTTGCTGCCAATGGGTGCGATTCATCTCCTCCATGCGCAGGTCGTGGGCCTGCTGGATGATAGCCTGCTGCTCCTGCCATTGCTGCTGGGTCATTATCCCCTGGGCAATAGCCTGGTCCGCCATCATTTGTAGCTCGGTCATGCGCCTGGTGAACTCTTCTTGCGCTCTGGCACCCGCCCCCTCGGTGGCTTCAATGATGTCGAGCTGGGCCTGTTTATATACGTCAGTTATGCTATCCATCGCAGCCTGGGCAGCTTCCAAAGCCTTGGCAGCCTCGTCGGGGTCGGGGGCACCAGGAACGCCTGGTGCCTGCGGTCCGCCAGCGGTTAAGTCATATTTATCCAGGTTTGTCACAATTTGCTCCACGTTCTTCATGAAGTCCTCGCTGACGTTATCTGTAACCTCACCGACAAACGTATAGGCGTCGGCCATCTGGTTAATGAAATCATTAGCGTCGGCCACCGCTCCGGCAAGCCCGACGGTCGTTGCCATGCCTGCCCGCAGTTCTGAGTTAACCGTGCGCAGCCTGGCCTCGTGCTCCGCTGTAAATATAGGCTCGGGCGGGGTGGCAGCTATGCCTTGCTCCAAACCCTTGAAGTAAGCCTTCATCTGCTGGGTGTTTATTTTTTGCAGCTCCGTCAGCTCCTTGTGCTCCTTTTGTAGTTTGTCCAGCTTTATGGTCTGGTACCCGATGGCAATCTGGCGGGCCACATTAGCGATCTCGGTCATGGTGCCCAGGAATGCCAGCCCTGCCCGCACCGCACCCCCGATAATTTTAATGATAACATTGAACCCGGCAGCGATTATGGGTATGGTTTCCCGTGCCCATGCCGTGAACTTGTCGCTGTCAATAAACTCGCGAAGCTGGGCGTTAATCTTTGATAGGCTGCGGGCAGCCGCCTCGGCAATGGGTCCCAGCAGCCCCTTAATGAACTTGCCACCGATTTCCATAGTATCGCCCATTTGATTGCTAAACGCCACCAGGCCGCCATACCCGGTTCGGCGCAGGGCCTGGTTCTGGTCACCTATTTGCTCGGCAATGGCTTCCAGTATGAGGCTGAAGTCGCCGCTCTTAGCGGTGGCGTCATCGATAGTTATGCCAGCCCTGCGCAGCTCGCCCGTCATACCCAGGGCAGCCTTGCCCAGCATATTGGCTGCATTGCGCATGTCCCCTTCCATAAGAGCGGAAATATCTGCCATGACCTCCATCGCTCGAGGAAGCTGCTCGTCGGATATCTGCTGGTAGGTTGCCAGCATTGCGGTGCCCGATATGACAGCATGGTCGCTGGCGATGCCCATTTCCTGAATGGCGGACGCAGTATCGAGCAATGCAGGAACAAGGGTGTCTGCGGACTGCCTAAATCTGCCCATGCTGCCAATAACTGCCCGTAGTTTAGTTTCAGCCTTCTCCTGCTCATTGGAAAGGGCCACCATCTTCGCCCCCAGGTACACAGCGGCAGCACTCAAGGCAGCCATAGCCACCGCTCCTATCTTGGCAATCTTACCAAAGCCCCGCAAGGTTTTAGATATCTTGCCCAGGGTGCGGTTAGCCTGGTCCCTGATGCGTACTATAATACGCAGCTCTTTTTCTTTAGCCACTACTTATGTCTCCTGGGTGCCCGTTTCCTGGGGCGGGTACGGGTAGGCTTAACCCCCCGCGCAGCCCGCTGCTGTTTAAACTTGTCGCGCTCCTTTTCCTGCATGTCCCGCGCTATCCGGTTAACCTCCACGCTAAGTATTTCCATCGCCTGGTAGTAATACCCGGTCTGGTCCAGTATGCCACCGCCCGAGGGGAGGAACCCGTTAGTGTAATGCACATACAAGCCCATCATCCTGCGCGTGTCCGTGGTCAGCATGGTCACGGGGCACCTGGTTATGGGCACCCCGTTAAGCACATGGAACGGGTTAGGCGCATCATCCTCGCAGCCCCACGCTTCCCTGGCTGTGGGCGGGCACGTTTTACAGTTAAACTTGTTCAGCGCACCCGCAAGGAAATGCGCCCCTATGACAAATTTTCCTCTTCCTCCGGTTCCACCTCCGCATCGCCCGTTATAACGTCCGCCAGCTCGCGCCTTATATTGGGCGGTATGGTGCTGTAAAAATCTTCCCGCTTCTGCTTCGCAGCCTTGCCCACGTCAGCTTCCAGGTCAAGGTCCTGACCCCCAAAGTTCCGCACACCCGACAAGCCCTTATCCAAGGTTTGCAGTACATGGGTGCCAGATTTGAACTTGAGGTGACCGCCTTTTTTACGGGGCTGCCCCTCCGCCAGGTTGTCCTCGAGCTTTGCCAGCTCCCTGGCCCTTAATGGGCGCAGCAGCCACACGGTCTGCTGGTCGGTGGGTAGCTCCCGGTCTTCCAAGGCTACATATTCGGTTTCCTGATTCGGATCAACTGGTTTAACCATAGCAATGCCTCCTCTGCTAGGTTTGGCAGGCCCAGGCGTTAACCTGGGCCTGCCCGGTTATTGTTAACGGGCCACGATAACTATGTCGTCGCCCCCTGCTTCCTGGTTATGCTGGAGCTCCAGCGGGCGGGTTAACACCCCCTCGCGATTGCCCCACTCGTTTGCGCCCGTCACCTGGCTTTGTGGCATCTCCACCGATACCAGGTTGCCCCGCTCGGTGCCCAGCTTATACCGCTGCATCAATACTACCTGCTGGCGCAGGTTAGCGAGGAAGTCGCGGTTTGCAGCCAACTCCTCTTCCGGCTCCACGGTACCTATAGCAAGCCTTTGGCTTACCCAGCCACTCTGATATCCTTCGTCATCGTTCACGTTCGGGCGCAGTCCCACCGTATTTCCTAAGTCCCAGGCCACGCCTGCCACCAGCAGTTCAGCCAGAACGGCAGCCAGCGGTTGGACCACAAAGTTCTTCAAAGCCACCGCAGCCCAGGCTGCATCGTAGAATTGGCTTATCTGCGCAGGCGCAGCCACGGTCGCTGTCTGCCATGCAATGGCATCGGTCGGGCTGTGGGTGTAATCGCCGTCGAGCACTATGTGGTACACGGTGCCCGAAGCCAGAGTTACGGGCGTGTCGAATACAAACGTAACCCACTCGCCGCCCGCTGCGTTTGTTACAGGGAACGCATCGGGGTTTATGTACCTGCTGGTGCCAATGGCTACGCCATCGGGGTCGCCCGCTGCGTCGCCCTGTATGCTTATCCAGTACCCGTTAGTATGCCCCGCAGGGGTACCGAGCTGGCGTAGGCGCAGGCGCACCGCCTTGCATTGCAATGCGCTGGCCTGGCTTGCTAGGGTTACGGCTAACGACTCGTTGCTGCCCACTCCATCCATCAGAATTTCTTCAGTGTCATAGCTGGCGGGCGCGTCCACTACCACAGCGTGATAGGGTAGCAGCATATAGTCCGCAGCCAGCAGCACTGGTGGTTCCGTGGGGTCGTACACAATGTTCGCGGGAGGGGCCTCGTCGGTTTCGCTTTCGAACACACCCGTAAATTCGAACGCCAGGTACTGTATGGCATTCCCTTCGGTTTCGACCGAGCAGGTGCCCCTGGCCCCGCGCATGGTGCGCTCCTTCCCATCCTTGAACAGTTTGATGGTGGCGCTGGGTATCTGGCTGCCCACCAGGTTCGGAGTATAGGCTGCCCGCACGCCCGCCTCTAGCGTTTCCGCAAAGGCGCAGCAGCGCAGGGCTATGCCCCAGGCAGGTCCAATACCAGCGTCAAGATTAGCCACGCCAGCCCCCTTGATTTCCGCCCTGAATGACATGGTGCAGCTAATACCGCCCGGCACCTGCGGTATTCCTCCCATGTATGGCCTGGCCGGTGCCCGTTCGTTAAGCACGGGCTCCAGCGTGAACTCGGGCTCCTCCACCAGCAGCCTGCAATCGGCAGCGGTTATCGCTTCCGCCACCCCTTCGACCGCTTCAATTTTGATGCCCACCACTCCAGTTTCGGCGTTTAATGCTGGCATGTTACATTCCTCCCTTTACAAGTAATAAATCGTCAATGTTAGCAGCATCACTATAATGATGCCTATGATCAGGCAGCCAGTGAAACATCCCACGGTCTTGCTGCCATCCAAGTTATTGTTCGCCACGGTTATGGTCCCCATATCTAAACCTGCCTCGCAGGGTTTGTCCGCTGGTGTCTGTAATGCACTCTGAAGAATACCTGCACCGCCCCGTGGGGTTTAACCTCCTCGGAGGTAAACTTAAACCACCGCAGGAGCTTGGTCGTTATGGCATTGCCCGACCTGCGCCAGTCGGCGCACACCGCACGGGTTATGTCCGCGATAAAATAATTCAAATCCTGGTCCATGTATTCCGTGGCGGTCTCTTTTATCCACCCTTCCACCACCAGGACCAGGTTATTACTGATATGCTCCACGGGCACCGCATCGTTCGCCTCGTCTTCCATAGCCTGCACCACGATAAACGGGTATGCGCTGGGTGTTATAAGGCCGCTTTCGCGCACCCGTGCGACCTCCTGGACATCGGTGTGGTATCCATTAGCCTGCGTGATTTGGTTACAGGTGGCAGCCAGGTCCTGGGTTATGCGGTCGATAACCGGGTCGGTTTCGTCTTGCGCCAGAGCCTGCCTGGGCAGGCTTGCCACGCTGTTCCCATCCGCTGCGCTGTACGCATTGGCGATAACCTGGTAGTAATAACCAGGGTCAAGCCCAGGTATAGTATGCACCCCAGGCACACCCTGGATGCCTACAAACTGCCCGCCATCCAGCCAGGGGCTGGCAGGCACTGGTGGCACCGCAGGCCTCGGAGCCTCCATTTTGACGTACCAGAACTGTGTATGGTCGTAGGTGCCACCCGCTGGGGGCACGACACCAGCCAGCAGCCCGTCGCCTGCTGGATTGCTGGTCAGTGTTTGCAGCAATGGTGCGTTAATAGCCATTATGTCAGTCTCCTCCAAACCGTTTCGGCCGTCCGCCCCAGCGCTGCCACCATTAATGGCAGCCGATCTTCGAACGTTTCGGTAGCGTGCATCCGTGGCGGTATAACTACGCTCTTTTTCAGCAGGTACATGGGTTCTCCGCTGATGCTGTGTACCAGCAGGGCTAGCCCCTTCCCACTGCGGGTATTCTTCCCGCCTAATACTATCAGATGCATGGGTGGCGCACCAGGGCTTCGGGGGCTGGGCCATTTAGCCACGCCAGCATCCGTGGTGGCATCACCCAGCGGTATCGCCAAGGCTTTGCCCGCCTTGGCCTTTATTGTCGCTCCGAACTCGTGCACCGCAGCATAGGGGCTGTCACTCACAAACACCAGAGCCAGGGTGTTCAGCGTGTTCCCGATAACCACCCGCCACCAGGACCTGCGCAGGTTGCCTGTTCGCACCGCCAAACGGTCCGGACTGGTGCCACCAGTCAAATGCTTAACCTGTAGCTCTCGAATGCCCTTGGTCCCTTCTTTTTCAAGGGTTTGCTTCGATGCGCGTGCCATCGATACAGGGAATGCCTTAAACACCCGCTCGATCTCAAGCCAGTTCGACTCTATGCTGTATGTCGGTTTAGGCATTGTCATACACCGAGTATGGCTGCGTGAACGGGGTCAGCATAAGCATCACCTCGGGGCGAAGTGCCTGGGCACCGTACAGCTTCACGTCAATCGGCCTGGTCTGAACGTAGGTTACGTTCCCGCCCGCATTGGCAATGGCAGCCACCTCCGGCTGCTCCTTGCGCTTATACCAGTACGCTACCTGCTGCTGGCAGGCAAGCTCCACCTGCGGGTACACACCCACCAGGCCCCCGCCTTGGATGATGTAAACCTCGTCCGCAGGACCTGGCAGGGCACCGCCCCAAGACCCGGTTATTTCCAGCTCGGTTTCGCTTAATACCGCAGCGATAGGGTAGGTGCCAGCCCGCCCATTCTTGTTATCGGTTATTTCCAGGAACATGTCGGTGGTTATGCCATCAGTCTCAAACGTGGCGTTCGCATCCGTAAACCTATGGGGCGCACCCCCGCCTGGGTCGGTGCATTGGCCCGTGGTGCCCTCGATGGTAGTCTTGGTCGCCATGCCTGCGGTGTATGTAACCTGCAAGCCTTGAGGCCCCCCGGTCAGTATGCACCTAAATTCGATCTTACCCAGGTGCTTTTCCAAAGGCCACACCAGATAATCGTCACCCTGAGCCAGGGGATCACCAGCCCAGTCCTGGGGGTAGGTTATGTCAGTTTTAAGCTCCACCAGATATTGACCGGGGTTAGCCGGGTCCGTCTTTGGGGGCCACCCGTGCAGCCACAGGAAGCGCTGGTCGTCGACTATGTCATACCGCTCCACCCGCTGGGTCAGCCTTATGTGGCGGTCCAGATACAGGGCAATCAGCGAACTGGCTGCCTGTATAAGGCCCTCCAGGGTGGCATCCTCCTGGGTAGCCTGAGCCTTGATTTTGAGGTAGTCCTTTAATCGGTCCACCGTGGTGCAATTTAGATAATCTATCATAACCTATAACCCCCGCTTGCGGGTTCACTTGCCTTTCTTTTTTGATGCTTTTTTCTTGGTTGCCTTTTTCTTGGTTGCGGGTTTCTTCTTGCCCCGCACAGCCCGCTTCACCTTGCTGCCCAGGCTTTCCTTCTCAGGATCACCAGGCGGGGCGGGTGGCGGGTCCTGGGTATCGGGGGGTGCATCGCCCGGTTCTCCGCCAGAATCGTTAGCCTCGCTGCCCGAGTCGCCCGTTTCATCCTGCCCTGGTGTGCTGGCACCTTCGGGGGGCTGAACGGCTTTAGGGGGCGTTTTCGGGGCAGGCCCCAGCAGTTCGCCTCCACGCCCGCCACAATGGCTACACACCGCATACTGAATTTGCACTACCTCGGTTTCATATTCCTTATCGCATCCCTGGTTATTGCAGCGCACCACCACCGCGCCCGTGCGCACCAGCTTGTGGGCCTGCCTGCTCTTTTCCACCTGCTCGGGGGTTAACACCAGGGTACTACCGGCCTCATGGATGTTGTCCTTGTTGGATGGGTCGCCCGTAAAGAACGCATACCCATCCAGCACCGTGTACCTGTTCACGTCATCCTTTCCCATAATTTGCCTCCGTGTGTTTGTTTGGCCCCGCTATATAATAGCATCTCCGGGGGGCCTGCTGAAAGAATCGCCCATAATAATTAAATGTACGGGCACCCACCACGAGCCCGCGCTCACGGTAAACTTGGGACGCACAAAGTCACCCAGCAAATCCAGGTTAATATCCTGCCTGGTTAGCTCTAAATTTAACTGATCGCCAGCCACATACGTCACCGCCGGTGCCAGGGCATCGGGCACGTCCACATATTGCAGGTATTCGGTTTCAAACCATATATCCAGGTTAGGTAAGTCAAACCAACCCGTCTCCAGGTATTTGCACCCGCTGGTGCCATCCACCTTCTCGCCATGCACGCGGAAGAATCCTGGAGTGGCGTCGTCCGTATATGAAACATCAAAAGCCAGCCAGTAATCGGTATCCGCACTTAGATTAACGTCAGCAGACAGGAAATTAAACGTAATTTTTGTCAGACCCGAACGTATATTAATGGGGCTGATCCAGATAGATTCCGAACCTATTTCATCACCGGGTGTGCCTCCGGTATCGGCCCTAATCTTGGCCCGAACCCTAGCCACGGGGTCGCCGCTTGGGGGCGGAACAGTACCCATCCTGCTAATCCAGAACGAAGCCCTGTAAATAGTGCCATCCGCTGGCATAGTGAAGGGAACCAGCACCTCATTTCTGTGAAGGTTTCCTGCGCCTTTAAGTTCGAAATGATCCTCTACCTGGTTCCGTTTGTATAGCTTGGAAGGTCCGCCTATGGGTGGGCCAGCGTGCTGCGTTTTTATGGTAATCTCATCGGTGGGATCGTCAGCAGTCAACAACACAGCAGCCGTGTCAATTTGCATAGATCCGAAGCCTTGCGTATTGACATGCATCCCATACCAGGTGCCCTGTACTAAAGCTCCCATGAATCCTGGTTTGGATACCACCCTGTCACCTATTCTTGTCATTGACCCAATCCTCCTTAATGGTTTAATCCCCAGGGCAATGCGCAAGCTAAACCTGCGCACTCCCCTGGGTGGCGCAGCATATAGCTGCGCCACCATCCCATCGCATTAATGGGGTTATGGTGTGGCTGGTTGTACTTTCGGATCACCCAGGTACATCCCGTGACCGATTCCCCATGTACCTCCGCTAATGGTGTAATAACCGCGCAGGTATTTATTTAACATTTCCATGTTAACTTCCTGGCGGTCCAGACCCTCGATGAGTTCGTTCAGTATAGTGCCCTCGGTAAACGTAACCACGGGTACCTCGCTGGTGGGCACGTCCTCGAAATACAGGTCCTCCATGACCACCCAAATGTTCTTGTCGGTTAGAGCTGCCCACGCGCTGTCATAATACTTGCACCCGCTGGTGGCATCGTCATAATGCACCTGGATGCAGTTATTGGCGTCCACGTCGTAGTTCCCGGTTATTACAAGCCAGTACGGGGTGGCTGCCGACAGTTCAAACCCATCGCTGAAAAGGAATTCAACCTCGCTCAAGGCTTCCGGTATATCAGCGGTGCGTATATAGAAACTGGCAGCAATGCTGCTCGCATCGGGGTCGCCACTGTCATCCGGTCGTACCTGGACCAGCACCCAGGGTATGCCACCCGCTGCGATGGCAGGTGTGCCCAGCTTGCTGAGCATAAGCTTCACCTTCCAAATGGTGAGGTCATCGTCAGGGGTAAACGGTATGGCAAACGCCACGTTGCTAGCTGCGCCGTCGCGCAGTTTTTCGCTGCCATCGTCGGTGCCATCGTACCCGCTTGAATTCTCGCTCACCACGGGCGGGGGACTGTGCTGGAGTTTAACCGCAAGGGTATCGCTGCCTCCACCACCCGTTGGCTCGCCTGTGATTACCAACGACTGTCCGGAACGGAAGCCGCTGGCGTTAATAGCTATCCCAGGGCCGGAGGCAGCTAAGGCCCCCGCTGATGGCCGTGCAATGGCCCCCACCGCAAAATCGCCAAGTCTGGACATAGTATTATACCTCCTTGTTTAGTAGGTTTAAGCGGGGCAGGGGCTTGCGCCCCCACCCCCGCCGGTTTACGGACGCACTCCATTGGAAAGCACGAAGCTCTCCGGATGGCGCAGGCCCACATCGCCCAGCATGGATGCTCTGATCCAGGTCTGGTTATAGCGAAAGGCGGTGCCAGCGTCCTGGGTGGTTCGAATTTCCAGGGTACCCCACCTGGCGAGCAGGAGATCTTCCCAGTTCCCGAACAGCAGTTCCGAGCAGTCCACGCTGCCACCCTTTGTTAAGTTGATGGGCAGCCGGGTGGTCATGCGGAACGGGAACCCTATCATGGTGCCCCTGTAAGGCGCGGCCACATCGGGCTGGAGCAGATACTGTCCCGTCCCTGGCGCAGCCCCGCTGTCGCTGCGCTGTTTGCGCAGGGTGTTAAACGTGCGGGGATGCAAGGCCCAGCCCATGCGCCCCATGTCGGCGTCGTCCGCTTCCAGCTCGTAGAGCATGTCGTACAGGTCGTCGATGGTGGGGGTGGCACCATTTCCGACGTCGCCCGCCAGCACATGCGTGTTAATTCCAGGGGTATTTGTGATACCCACTGGCTGTGCTCCGGCTCCCGTGCCCCGCAGGGCAGCGATGTCGAATGCGCCAGCGATGGCCCTGGTAAGGTCATTGCCAAGCAATGTCATTATGCTGGGGTTACTCATCATGACCAGGCGGTTCGACACCCTGCCAAAGGCAGCGACCTCGTGGGGAGTAAGGGTAAGCTTCTCGAAGCTAAGGTCATCTTCGGGCTTTTCCTCGTTCTCGTCCACCCACTCGGCAGTCATGCCGCTGGCAAGCCTGGCAATCTCCACCGGGGAGCCCACCAGCCCATCCAGCACGGTGGCACCCAGGGCTTCAGTCACAGAACGCGCCTGGAGCGCATCAATGAAGGCGGCAGCCAGGTACTGCGTGGGCACCAGGGCTCCACCAGCACCGACGGTGCCCATACCCATTGTGCGTGCCACCTCATCGGATTCGGCAGCCACCTTATGCTCGAACTCGGCATCTTTCCACCGCTCGGCATCGGGTTTGTCCCTCATGATGAGGCCACGCACCAGCTTCAGCAGGTTTACCTGAGGCACCCTGCCATCGGCATCGGTATCATTGTCCACCCTCTGCTGGTTAAGCTCTTCCAGCTTGCCCAGGCGGGCCTCGGTGTCCTCCAGCTTTTCTCCCTGCTGGTGGACCATATCGTGGACGCCCTTTGTGCGCTCCGCGATTTCATCCAGGCTTTTGCGGAAGCCCGGCACGTTTAAGTCGCCCTTGCATTTGGGGCACTCGCCCTCAAACCGCTCGACGACGGTTTGGCAATAGGGGCAAAGTATTACTTCAGCAACCTGTGACATAACTTAATCCTCCTTTTTTTCTTCTTTAGGCTGTAACCCCTGGGCCACAGCTTGCGCGTGTCCCAGCAGGTCGGTGGGCACACCCGGCACCACCAGGGGTGCAGGCTTGCCCATGTTACGGCTCATGTCCAGCAGTTCCGCATAAGGGCTTTCCGGGGGCAAGGCCTCGCCATCGGTATGCGCATCGGCCTCATCGCCTGCGCCACCTGGCTCGCCACCGCCCGCTTCCTCCGTGTCGGTATACTGTTCCTGGTCCGTATCTTCCTCATCGGTGGCGTCGTCGTTGCCACCTGTTACTTCCAAATTTACATCCCGGATGGCCTGATCGCACAGATCAGCCACCTGGTCCGCCAGGGGCTCAATGGTATCGTTAACCAGCTCGCGCACCTGGGGCATTAAAGCGGCAGCTACCTGCTCGGGCAGCGTGCCATATATGTCGTCGTCGGTAAAGCCCAGTTCACGCAGCTCCACCTCGGTGCAGGCCTCCTCCCTAAACGGGGGGGCCTCCTTGTCGAAATCCTGGTAGTGCTTTTTCAGGTGGTTATAAATGCCCCTGCGCTGGGTAGCGGCCTCGCCCTTTAAGCCACCCCTGGCCCCAAACACCACCGCCATCGCAGCGGACACACCGCGCCACACGGTCGTGAATCCCGTGGCTCTGTGGTGGGGCAGTTTATAGCTGCCCTTAACGTCGGGGTTCTTTGAATCGTACCAGGTACACATAACCCGCAGTTTTTCGGGCGTGGCCTTGCGTACCTCGCCAGGCCCGTCCCAGGGTGCGCCCTCGGGTGCCAGCGGATACTTCTTATAAGGTATAACCGCCCGCTCGCTGGTATCGTCCATTTCATGGCTGCGAGAATCACCCCCAGTCGCGTTTTTATCATCTTCCTCTAGGGCTGCCCCTGGAGTAGATTCCACCACCATGCCCAGCTTATTAATATGCACCTGCGGTGCCCCTTCCCTGGGAACCCACAGCCCCCCGGTTTCCTCGAAGCCCCGCATAAAACCCTGGGCGATGGAATTGCCACCGTCTGCGCTGTGCTGCATGGCATCGGGGTCCGCGCCTATGGGCACCAGGCTCAGGTCCCGCTGTTTGTAGGTCTTGACCACGCCTTGCAGGGCAGCCAGCTCGGGCTCGCCCAGGTTTATGCTGTGCTTCTTAAGCAGTTTAACCATTTTAGTGGGGTCCGTCTCGCGCTCCTCGCCAGCCCTGTACCAGGCTATGGATACCATGCGCATGACCTTATCCACCGCATACAGGTGCCACCATTGCTCAGCCAGCTCGCTGGTGGCGAACTTAACGGTCTGCACCCTACCCTCGGTTTCAAACTCATCCTTTACCACATTGCCCACTACCACGGGGGTGACGTCGTCCCAGGCGATTAGCTTGTGGTAGGGCACCACGATGGGGTTACGCATGAACTCTTTAGAGTGTTTTTTGCCCGCATTTGCCAGGATAATCAAGTTATCGCTGGCGAGCTTTGTGCTTTGCGCCAGGAAGCGTATGGTGCGGTCCTCCGCGTTGATTTGGCGGGCGCAGCATTCGGCGTCGCCGTCCCGTCTTATAATGGGGTCATGTTCCGGCATAGTATTATCCCTCCCTGTTATTTGCTTCACCACCGCCCATACGATTAGCAGCGGGGGTGCGCTGGGTCCGATCCTGGGCAGGCTGGGCTTGCCCCCGTTTGCGCCTGCGCTTTTTTATTTTTACCTTCACAGGTGTATTCTTTGCCATGATTTGTCTCCTTACAGCAGGTCGCCCACCAGCTCCACGCACCTGCAATTGATAATCTCCGCTGCGCTGCCACCCATCTCGCCAGGGTACAGCAGCCCCGTGGCAGCGAACGCCTGGCTGATTGGGATCATACCCTCGGCCTGGGCATCCAGGTGGCTGGCCCGCACGTTTTCGTCCAGGGCGGTCAGCCACCCGTGGGTATTGGCCCCCTCCGCCACCATGCTGTCGTGGCGGGCAAACCCGGCAGCCTGCACCACCTCGGTCCTGGCAATCGTCAGGCTGCGCGATTCCTGGAAGTTAAACACCACCCGCACCCGCTCCTGGAGCTGGCTGGCGGTTTCGCCGTTCACTATGCCCTGCACGAGCTGAGCTTTAAGGTTATCCCGCAGCGTCTGGTTAGTTTCCTTGACTAAAATCTCCTTTTTAGCCAGGCCCTTCGCCACCTCGGGGCTGGTGACGTCAAACAGCATGGAGCCCCCGATGCTTTCGCTTAGGCCCTGCCCGGCAGCAATCATGGTGTCCGTGTATATGGGCCTGGTAACAGCACCTAGCCTGGCGTCCCATTGCTCCTGGGCGAACAGCAGGCTTTCCGCTATGATCTCCGCAGCAGCCACGTCGCCCTGCCTGGCGTCCCGCAGCAGGGCAGCCATAGCCCGCACGTTTTCGTCCAGAGCGGTGGCTGCGCCCCTGTCCCCGTACCCAGCTATAATGGTGAGCTGGTTCTTGCGCAGGTTGAATAGGTACTTCTTATAAGTAGCGTGGAACCTGCGCTCGTAGGGCGTCACCAGGTTCACCCACCCCGTCCACTGGCCCTGCTGGGCCTTTGTAATCCGCACCAGCGGTGCGCCGGGCGTACCAGCAGGGGTGGAGCTGAGCCCCTGCTGGCTTTCAGGAGTGGCGGGAGGTAAGGACCGCCCATCCTGTCCCCGCACGCCCGGCGCTGGCAAAGAAGATCTGGCTGCTGGTGCGGTACCAGCCTGTTCCTGGGTAGCAGGCTGCGCCTGCTGCCCCTGGTTCTGTTTAGCGTTCGCTGCCTGTATAGCTGCGGGCTCCGTGCCACCTACTCCGGCAGCAGCCTCCGCAGGTATAACCGTCAGGGGCACCAGGTGGGTGTCGCCCCAGGGCAGCTCATCCATACCCAGCTCCAAACGCTGGTTAATGGCGTTCGGTGGGTATGTCATGTCGTAATACTTTTTCGCGTTATCCAGCTTTTCCGCCAGGTCCTCCTGCAAGGCCTCCACCGCGCTAAGGTCGAAGGCCCCCCAATACCTGCCCCCCTGCACCCATTTAAAGAGCTGCGCCCAATAAATGTTCTCGATCCAGCGCATGACCGGCAGCAGGGCGAGCTGCCAAAATGCTCGCGATTGGACGCGAGCGTTCGCGTAGTTAACCTGCTCGTATGTGCTGAGCACGGTTAGGGGAACGCGATATAACATCGCGAGTTCCTCGCGAGTAAACTTGCGCTGTACGTTAAACTGCATGTCCCGCTGGTTAGTGCCCATTTCCTTGAAGTCGTTCGCGCCCGTCAGCAGCCCAATGCCAAACGCCTGGTCCACGCCCACATGTCGCTCGGCTATGCCATCGTAAAACGCCTTCCGCTGCTCCTTGTTCATGCCGGGTGGTGCCATTGCCACGCCACCCAGGGTGGCCCCGTTCTGGAAGAAATTGCGGTTATAGAGCATCGCGTACCAGTCAGTCTCCGCGCTCACCTGCCCCGCATGGTACGGTGCCAGGCCCCGCAGCAGATTATTAGGGTTAATGAGGCGGGGCCTGACCAGCTTATGGTCCTCCACGGGTTTGGGCGTGCCCTTGTCGGTTATGAAGTCCCACCATAGGGGCAGCCCGTTTTCCTTTTGCTTGATGCTGAACCTGTGCCCCGAATAGGCCCATATTTCCTTCGGTACCTGGGCTACGTTTTCCCTATCCTGCATAAGGCCCACACCCTCGCCGTCCCGCATCATGTATGTAACCACCGCATTCCAGAATAGGTCGCTGCTGCCCAGCCTGGGGTCGGGGTTATCGAAGAGCGTGGTTAATACGTTGTCGGGGGCCTCCTGGAACTCCTCGGGCCTGGCCCGGTTTGCCACCAGGTAGCCCAGCTCATTGTACTTGAATCGCTGCTGCTCGAAGCGCAGCCTGGCTGCGCCCCGGCCCTCGCGGGTAGCCCGTGCGCTGGTGTATATCTTAAAGGGTACGCCCGATATATTATCTCCATAGGCCCGCACGCACGCATTAATCACGCTGTGCTGGGTGTAAGGCTCTACCAGAGGCTCGCTGGTGTTCATTGCTGCCCTGCGGCTGCTCTTAAAGAACTCCCGGTCGCTTTTGCTTGCCCGCACACCCGCCAGCCACAGGCCCGCACGCTGGCGCAGGGTTAACGTAGGCATTAATGGTTCCCTGGTCAGTTCAGCCATTCGAATGTAACCCCCTGTTCATCCATTATACGGGCAGCCAGCCATTCATAGGTGTCAGCTAGTCTGTAATGGTCCTCGCCTTTGGTCCAGATATACCGCCCCGCGCCCCTGGCAGCGGCCTTATCCAGCACCCGCACTGGCACCTGCATCTGCGCAAAGAAGTCAGGCGTGTGCTGAGCCTGGGGGGGCCACCATACCTGCCGGGTGCGGATGGCTGCATAGCTGGCGTCCATCACAGCGGTACGGTTAGCCCGCACCTTGCGCTGCCCCGTGCGCTGGTTTGTGCTGGCGTCGTAGGGCTTGGTCAGCTCCTGGCTGCCAAACTCGCAGGGCCACACGGGACTGGGGCAGTCTGCTGCAAACTCCTGAACCTTATGTACCTCGGGCTGGGCGTCGATAACAATTACCGCAGGATGCATCTCGGAAACTAGAGATTGCAGGTCCCCGAAGCCAGCCAGGGTGCCTATAAACATCGCCACCCGGTGTCCGTCATCGTCGATGTAGGACGCCTTAACATGCAGCACCGCCCCTACATCCACACCCATCACCACGGGATACTCATATTCCTCACCATCCACGGTTATGGGCATCCTGGGCCAATCGTTCAGGCCCTTACCCACGCACCGCACCAGGTCGGGCAGGCTCATATAGCTGGCCTGGGGCAGGTAGTATATGCCTAGCTCCGACTCGTGGAATATTTGCAGCAGGGTTTCGTTATGCTGCGACTTTACAAACGTGTCGAACAGCTCGTGTATGTCTGCGCTGGCTGTGAACAGTTTGCTGATGTGGTACCCGCTGATGGAGCTTTTGCGCTGGGCCACCCACCTGCCAGGCCCTAGCCTGTTGAATGGCTTGTGGCAATGGGAACAAACGGGGCGACCTCGTTTATCCCGCAGGTGCCAGGCCCCGGCATCGTCCTGCTGTACGAAATGCACATACCAGTCCAGGGCCTGCCCCTTATTGCAGGACCCGCACTTAACCCGCCACTGTTTACCATCGCTCTGTTCGTATAGCTTGCCCACCGTGTGGTAGGCACCGGGCTTGCGGGGATTGCCTATGCTCAAGGTGCGCTTGTATTCACTTTCGCTAAGGCGGTCCTTAGCCAGGCCCAGGTTCGCTGGGTTGCATAGGTCCCGCTCATCTACCACCAGCATGTCCGCTGGAAACTGGCTAAACTCGCCGGGGGTGTTTGTACCCACAAAATGCAGCACGCCCATGCCGAAATGCTTCAAACCCTTAGCATCGCTCGCCTTGCCATCCAGGGCCTCGCCGGCATCCCACAGACAGGCGCGGTAGTACGCGCTCGTAGCTAGCTGTTTGTCCACCCGGTCCGCCACAAACCGATTCCGTTCGGGGTACCCTGGCAGGGCATACAGCACACTCTGACCATCCTGGGCTTCGGTGTAGGCCCACACCAGGGCGATCTCGGTTATACCGCACTGCACGCTCTTCTGCACCACTACGTCCTGGGCCTGGTCCACGATTATGTCCAGCAGGTAGGGCCTGGCCTCCAGGGATAGGGGCTCGCCCTTTGTATTGGGGTGGTGCTCGAGGTAGGTGCGCAGGGTAGGGTGGGCAGCGTAGGCGTCAGCCAGGCTCTTGAAGCCCAGGGGACGTATCCACTCCAATTTCTGCTCGGCGTTCAGGATTTCCGCGGATAGCCCCGGCACCGATATCCCCTGGGCGATTGTATTAACAAACACCTGGCGCAGGTCTAAGCCATCATACTTGCGGGCTGCCCGCATATCAGCTCTGCTGAATTGCATGACTATTTGATGCTCCCGCAGGTCGAGCACACCACAAGCTTCTCGCGAACTCCCGTGCTTAGGGTTTCGCGGTATAGGCTGGCTTTGGGGGCGGCACCCTGGTAAACCTTGCGTGCCTTCTCGAAGTCGCTGGTGCATAGCATCACCACTGAAGCCGTGGTTTCGTCATCATTGTCCAGCACCAGGTACATTATATCATCTAATACTGCCATTGATCCCTCCCTATGCTATAACCACCAAGTTAGCGATGCGCTCGCTTATGCGCTGGCGCACCACAGGGTCCGCCACCTCCTGATTAATGATCTGTACCACCTGGTGGGCCAGGGCTGCCACCTGCCTGGCGTTAAGGTTTATTTTCAAACCGTGCTCGATGCGCTCCATCCGCTCGGCAGTCTTGCCGATGGTCTCCACCATGCCCTTAATGGTGTCTGCGCCGGTGTGCAGAGCCTGAGTCCGCTCATCCTCGCTCCCACCACCCTTAACGGTTTCCACGAGTCCGGCCAGCAACCCCCGCAGCAGCACCAGCTCTGCGGTCAAGTCCTTAACGCTGTCCAGGGGCACGTCATCAAACTTGGCTATCAAGTCTTCAAACAGCCCCACCCGATACTGGCTCGCGAGCCCGTGGGTGGTTCTGTCCGGCGGTGCATGGCTGGTGCAGTATTCTTTCCCCGGAGCAGCCCACCTGCTGCACCGCTGGGTGGGATCACCTTTTAGACGTGCCTTGCACCGACGGGGGTCGTCTCCCTCAGGTACAGGTGCCCCACGTTTGCGCTTGTTAACCTGCCCCGCCCGCTTGCGCTTGCTGGGCGGGCGTGCGTTCTTTTTTCCAGGCATGGCATGGCAAAATCCCACACTCCTACCAGGCCCGCAGGAGGCGGGTTCAGGGGCTATGATAACCATGAAAAACGCCTACTAGCAAGGAAAAAATATAACTCCAACCCCTAACCCCCCGATATCGCTACATAACCCAGGACCGCGACTGCCCCCAAAATGCCACAAGCCTGCACACCCTGGGGGCAGTTTCACGATCTAGGTAGATTTATCGGAGCGGTTATGCTGGTGTCGTGCTATGCGCAGCTTCCAGCATTGTGGAAACTGCTCGCTCCCCGCCTTGATCAGTTCGCCCTGCACCACATCACTAATCGTCTGAATCCCTATGGTGTCGTACAGGTACGCAAAGTCCTGATCCGTTTCCGGAACGATATACAACCCCAAATGACTAATATCAACCCGCATTTTTATACCCCCTTTCATTTTGGTAATAGGCCCACAGCCCACACCGACCTCACATATACCCCATGCACCATGCAGGCAGGCAAACGCCCTCGCCATTCCACCCACCGCTCAGCATCACGCCACCTGCTCCCGTTTGCTTTGGCCCGCATCCAGGCCTCCACGCCACCGCCAGTCACCAGCTCGGCCAATTGTGGTCCACTCATCTCGGTCAAGCGGGCTTCCGTACCATCGCGGTGCATATGCCATCCGGTTTTTACCCTGGTAGGCATCCATTCTGCCAGCAAGTATATCACATCCAATGGTAGAAGCACCACCCCCACCAGCCCAGCCCCCAATGCTTCCACCAGCTCCCATTCTGTGGCATAGGTGGCTGTCATCCGTTTTAGTCCATGTATCACATAGGCATAATACACCTGAGGCCTGGTTAGCGGAAACACAACCCCTGTCAGCCCTGCATAGTTATGCATCTGGTGGTGGTCTATATACCCTTTATAATACCTGCTGCACCCCTTAACCTCCAGCACCAGATCAGACCCCACCTCATCCACACACCACCATACCAAATCTGGCTCAATATCTCCCCCTACATCTTCGCCCAGCTTACCCCCTATTACATGCTGGACATACTGCTCGCAGAAATGGCCCACCACGCACGCTGCCTGGGTGCTGTCGTTCAGTTCCTTGCCCGCTGCCATTTCAGGGAACAGGAACTGATTATAGTAGTGTTTAACCCACTCTGGCGGCATCCTCGCACCCCTCTAAGGGCTTCTGGCAGCAGGGGCATACGCTCACCCGCTCAAATTCCACCTCGCCCTTGCTGGCGAACAGCATATAGGCCGGGTCCCGCGAAGCCTCCTCCGCTGCCTCCCTAATATCTGCGCTCACCATAACCAGCAGCCTGCCCGCATCGCGCCCCTTGCGAGTACCCGCAGCGGTGTCCAGGACCAGGTATATCTGTATCTTCGTCGCCCCGTTCGGCATCACAGACCCCCATCGCGCCTGCGCCCTGCAATCACCTCCATAGCCAGGTACACTATGGCATCCAGCAGCTCCGCGTCCCGCTCCTGTCCGTAGCTCAGGCCATTTGCCTCCGTGATCTTTTTGATAGCCTGGCCCATGGTAAACCCATCACCCACCATAGCCCTCACCTTGAACCCGTCCTGGTCCTCGAACTTTTCTTCGGAAAGCCCGTGCCGCACCTCGCCCTTGCCCGTGGCCCGCTCCATAGCTTGGTCCAGAACCGTAGCGAGCTCCACATAGCTGGGGTGGCGTACCCCTTTTAACTTTTCGCCACAGGTGCTGCACACAGACCATGCAGTTCCCCTAGCTACCGTACTTCCGCACGCCATACAGCTTAAATCCTTACCCATCACCATCCTCCTCCCGCAGGCTTACCCTGCGCAGCTCCAGCAAAGGATTATCCTCTGCTGCCCATTTTGCCTGCAACTCACGCATCCGACCGTCGTGCTTCTGGCAGGCCTCCCAGTCCCCGACCGGGCCATCCTCGGCGTCGGGGTCTCGCACCCACCACACCTCCCAGCGGGCCACCGAAACCCCCTGACATGGCCCGCTGCCATCCTTATACATGCAGTCACAAACACCATCAGCCATCACCGCACCACCTTGCGCCCACGGGCACCCCCGCCCTCATCATCGCTGCCCCTGCTCATCTTTACCTCCCAATCGCTATCATCCAGCCATTGACCTTTGGTAGTAAGGCCCATTAACAGCCCGACAGCGTGCTGTCCCGTGGCGTAGTTAATGGCCCGCATCACCATAGCGTCCTGCTCGCCACCGAACTCAATAAACACCGTGTTATCGCCACCAGGGTCGGGGCAGGCTGCATCCAGCACCTTGAGCAGGGCTATGAGCTTGCGCCTGTTTACCGCTATGCGCCCCCGCACCGCAGCCCCCCGCGCCATGCACACCTTGCTCCTCCAGTCTGGATACTGCCCCATCAGGGATGGTGCGCTTACCCGCTGCATCATCTTCTTGCCCGCGGTGCATAGCTCCACCTCGCCCCCCACCGCATCGGTCAGGGCAGCATACTGCATGGCCTCCGACCCGGCCCCTCGCGGAAGGTTCTTCAAAGCCTGGCGCACCACGTCCGCATCGGCCGTCACACCCCCCGCAGGCACCGCTGCCATCGCGCCCACATTAGGAAAATGCACTAGGGACTGGGGGGCGGGTTCCACTGCCAGCATCGCGTGCTTATTGTTCGCCACCGTAGACCCATCGGCAGCAATATGCACCCCGGTAAATATACCATCCTGCGTATCACCGCTGGCGATCTCCACCACCACCATGTTCGATTTACTTAAAAACATATACCCCTCCTTATTATTTAGACACCGCCGCGCTTCTAAAATTATAGCCTACCGTATGCGAAATTTTCTATACCGCATACGAACTCAGCAACCTATAATTAGATATAATTAGGTATAATTAACCGCGCCCCACCCCGCGTCGAACATTAAAATTTTTAATGTTCACCACCCCTTTCATTATATCTAATTATACCTAATTTAGATATAGTTATAGCTCTTAACCATCCGTTTTCATTACACACCCCGTCAAATGCCCGACAAGGCCCGTTTAGAGCCATGAAGGTGCCAGTATAGCCTATTTTCATAACTGCCCATTTTCATTGATAGTTATTTCCGGTTTTCTAAACCTAAACGGGCCTTACAAGCCATTACACAGCCCCATTTCATTCCCCCACTCGCCCCTGCATACCTCGTGCCAGACCAAGTCTGCGACTTGGTCTGCCCAATTCTCCACGGGCTGCACACCCCTAAAACACTCCACCAGGCGCACATGCTCTTGCCAATAGAAGGGCATATTATCGTCGTCCGATTCTTTGAATCTGATACACAGTATAGGCTTGCCCCAGGCGTCGGCCATACCCAATTCCCACCACGTTCCGCGGTACCCAGGCACTAAACCCACCACCACCTGGGCAAACTGGACGCCCATCCTCTCAAGCTGGCACGCCACCTCAATAGGCACCAGTTTATACTCAGCCATCCAATCATAAGTACAAGACCACCCCTTCCTTACCAGCGCATCACGGAGGCACTCCACCCGCAACCTATCCTCATCGGTCTCGCTACCCCCTGCCAGATAAAAATTAACTCCCATTACAGCTCCCCATCATCATCGCCAGATTCGTCAGCGAATGCAGGTATGGGTTCCATATCGCGCAGGGCCTCGGCTTCGTCCGCCAGGCAGCGGTCCACATATTCCTCAGCGTGCCTGCCCAGCCTGCCACACCCCCCATCATTCTCCACCCGCCTGACCGCCTCGCGCCACACGCCCCGCAGACGCCACAGCCTGGCACGCAACCTGGTGCGCTCGTTCATCGCGCCAGCCTTCCAAACCGACGGGTCGCATCGATAGCATACCCCCGCACCCGCAGGTTCCCGATAAAAGCCGCCCATAGCTGTGGGCTAACCCCGACGACAAACAGGCGACGCTTGTAAGGGGTGCCGGACCCTTCCAAGCTATCCAGCTCCACCCGCTCGGCCTTGCTGATGAACAGCACATCCACCAGGGCCTGCATATGGTCCCGCGACCCCACCGTGTTCCCGCATAGCATTACGCTCCCGACACGACCTCGTGCCGGGGGCGTATACTGTATGCCAGCCACCTCGCCATCTTTCCGTACATAGTATTTCTCGCGCACACCTACACCTCCTTCAATCCGCACCCGCTACGCATGGCAGCATCGCACACCGCGCAGTTCTCCTCCGATGGTTCCAGGTTACGGGCGCACTCGGGCACCGCCTCCGACGAAGCCCCGGCCTCGCCCGCGCAGGCGCAATGCTGCTTCAAAAGCCTGGTTATAAGCTCGCCATATTCGTCAAGGCCTTGCTCCACCATCATGAACATAACCCCCAGCGCCATCGTCACCCGCGCCTTCTCCTCGCCAGCGGGCACCCCAATGGGCTCCACCGCAGCGTTAAACGCAGCCACCGATAAGCTATGCAGCACGCCCGCAGCCAGGCCGGTGGCGTCAGCAGCCTGCTCCAGGTAATCCTTAACCGACCACCCCTCCCGGTCGCCATACTTGGCATCCACCAGTTTACCCAAGTCCTTTTCGTAACCAGCCATTCTAAACCTCCTTTCATACAAAATGCCCAAAGAGCCCCCCTCCACCCCCTCCAAATTTCGTGGGCTTGCCCACCTACTAATAGTAGGTATTATTATGGCATTTTAATATATGGTTTACAAGGTACCGGGGGGGTGGAGGGACCCTCTTTGGGCATTTTGCGTAAGCCCCCGAAATCGTGAGCTTTCCGATTCACACTCTCTAAAAAAACACCCCACAGCATCCCCTCCATCACTGGCACCTAAAAAGCCCTATTAAAACCCCCCACAATTATCGGACCTTGCCCATTTTTACCGTCACCTGGCGAACCGGGTCGCCCGGACCGATGTCTACCTGGCGGGCCAGGTGCAGCCCTTTTCTCCCCCTGCCACGCCCTGGGAGCACTATATCAATCCAGTACACCACCCCCTCCGACAAATGCACCCCCATCCCTGGGAACTGAAAGTTCACCCACCCCGCACGTCGGCGCACCTCCCTGGGATGTGGCCCCACCGCCTCAGCCAGCATCACCGCATCCTCGATGGTGTCGCCCATTAACAGGCGCACGCGAAACTTCTGTTTCGCGTGCTTCTTTCGGTGGCGTTTACGGCCTCTCACAATCCACCCCATTTATAGGCAGCGGCCCATATTCCGGAATACATAGTGCCTTCGCCTTTTCCAGCGGCTTGTGGCATAGGTCGACGTGCTGGTAGGGGGTGCCTCTTTCGCTTATCACCACCCGCTTCACTCCCAGGGCACGAGCGGTGCGCTCCAGCAAGTCGGCATCCTTGTGCATAAGGTGGCCCCACTCCTTGGCAGACTTGAAGCACTTGGGAGCATCTGGAAAGGCCCCGTGCATTGCCGGGTACACATGGAGGGCCATGCCTCCCTCTTGCGCATAGGCTCTCGCTTCCCTAACCTGTTTAGTCGTGAACAGCTTCATGACATAGCCTTCGCTGTGTCCACAGCGCAGGGTCCCGCCAGCCTCCGCAGTACCCGCAGTACCCGCACTCCCAACCTTCCGAGCTATTCATCAGCCTCGTCCCTGGGAGGTGGAAGCGGAGGCGGCGACATCAGAACTGAGTATAACCTTTCGCCCCTGGCGTTTATAGGCACCCATACCACCCTGGGGGGTGGGGGCGGTGGAGGCGGACTGGGCCTGCACCTGCACCCAGGGGGTGGTGGATTAGGCTGTTTGCGCATAGCTACCTCCTGACCGGGTCGGGCTTCGGCCCGTGCTTCTTCTTGTCCGTTTTAACCTTTGTCTTCTTAACCACCTCGCATTGAGGCTCATCGCAGGTGCAGGTGGGCTTGATTTTGCCCTCGTCTGTGACCCCTGGGGCCTGTATGGTTATACGCACGCATCCATGCAGCCACTCGGTGCGTGCCACCGCTATTCCCTCGTATCCCGTGAGCGTATCCCTAACCGTTTGTCCTAACATAATCTTCGCCATTGCCTTCCTCCTTGTCTGCGTCCGTTTCGTCCGCATCGGGTAGCGGACACTTGCCCTGGGCAAACCTGCATATATACGGGTCGCCCTCGCCATAGTATAAACATATATCCACCTCATTCGCATCGGCATCAAGCTCCACATAATTTCTGTGGTGGCTGCATTCGGTGGCGTCGGTTATTACCACGGTGTTAACCTTCTTCATTTTGGGCCTCCCGCGCCCAGGCAGGCTGCTCACCGCCCATCTGCCATAATCGACAGATAAATTCTTTGAAGATCATTCGGTTTTACCTCCTCTCCCAGCAGCGTGGCTGCGGGGTCATTAACCAACACCTTCCACGCCTGCTGGCATACCTTACAGCAGCAGCATGGCAGGTATGGGTGCGACACCCTGGGCGCAATGGCGTGCTCCTCAAAGTACCAGCGCACGGTGCGCTGGGCCACCTTGAACCTAAAGTCGTGCTCGCTTGCCTGTTTGCGCAGGGCCTTCATTTCTTCTAAGGCCCAGTCGGGGGGCACGTCCGACATGCCGTCTTTGTCGTTCCTACCCCCCATCGTCAGCCCCCACAGGCCCCGGCAGCGCACCCCCCGGCACGCTGGCATACGGCTCGCCAAGCACATACACCCCGCCCTTCGGCTCGTTCAAATTGAGAACCTGCCCCTGTCGCGTCGAACCATCAGGCAGGGCATAAGGTGGCACCACCAGGAAAAGGGGCGTGTCGCCCGCGACAGCCCCCCTGTCGCAGCGATTTTGCAGGCAGTCGAAGGCAATGTACCAGCCCACCACGCAACCCATCGCCAGCACCATGCACAGCACCTGCCATACCGTAGCCCCCCGCTTCATGTCCGCATCCGTATGTTGTATCTCGTTCATAACCACCTCCCTGTTATTGCACCGCAGGCTTATCCCCGTGGGGACACTCCGCAGCCCCCGCATCGCTTATGCCCACAGCATAGATATCCATAGTTATGGTCATGCCCCCGGCCCGCTGCTCGTTTTGGATATACCGCAGGCTAAACATACACCCACAGCCCAGGCATTGCAGGTGGTGGTCATCCCCAGGCCCACTACCCTGCACCAGCACCCACGAGCTTAACCTGTGCCCTTTGGCCTGGGCCTGTGCCTCCACCTGGGCCTTGTAATCCCTAACTACTTTCGCCCGGTCCATCGTCCGGCTCCAGCAGTCCCGGCAAGTCCGCCACAGGCAGCGTGGTCGGGAACACCATCTTAATCTTCCTGGGGTCCCCTTTATAGAACACCAGCAGATTCTGGTGAGCCTTGCCCAGCTTTCGACCCAGGGAGAAAGGCTTACCCGCACGCACGGGCAGGCTGCCCACGGGCGTTATAAACACCCCCTCGTTATACAGGGGGCACCCCAGACTCTGCATTAACTTGATGGTATCGGGCACAAACCCGTGGCAGGCTCCGAATTTGCCCCGCAGCTCGCCCACTACGATGACCACGAAACGATTGTTTCGCAGTCGCGCCACCGCCCCCGCCATAGCAGCCCCAAAGCCACGCATGAATTCTTCATACGTGTCGGCATTGCTTAGGTCAGCGGGGTCCTCGCTATACCGCTCCAGGTCGTAGTATGGCGGGCAGGTAAACACCAGGTCCACCACCTTGCGGGTGTGGTACTCACCTTCGAGAACCTTATCCATTTCGGTGGCGTCGCCCACCACCCACATGGGGTCCACAAATTCCTTGCTCATAGCATTGCCTCCTCCTGTTGTATGGCCTCCCGCACAGCCTCCTGCACAGGCCCCACCGCCCTGGGTGCAGGGGCAGCCACCACCGCCTTATTCGACGCCCCCCCGTGCGCCAGGTCCTTAACCGTAACCACCGCACCAGCCACGCCCAGGCGCAGGCACAGCATCTCTGCCATGTATTTGTAAGGGGTGGGCCGGAACATATTGCCCGCAATGGTCACCTCGCCTATGTGATCGCCCAAACCTATGTCGAGCTTAAACCCGGCCTTTTCAAATATATCAGCCATAACCTCAAACCTATCCCCAAACAGGCGCACACCCATCTCCGCAGCCATGCCCACCGCCCGCAGCCTGGTCTTGAACCTGCGAATATGATCCCATGCCAGGTCGCGGGTGTCGGGCGTCCAGAAGCCCGATAACCGCCAGTCGTAGGTGTCGTCGATTATGCCCCTGCTAATGAACTGCCTGGTTATCTTAGTCCCTGGGTACAGCTTCAAGTTATTGGGGCGCACCGCCACCCCCATGCGCCCAAACCGCACCAGGTCCCGCGCCAGGCTTTCCAGGGTATCGCCGGGCAGCCCTACGATGTAGAACATGCGTGGCACCACTTCCGAAACCCTGCACTCCTCCAAAGCCTCCTTCAGGTGGCTGGGTTGATAGGGCTTCTGCACCGCACGCCTGGCCCCCTCGTTCAGTGATTCCATGCCCAGGGCTATGTTAACAAACCCCGCTCCCTGGAGGGCAGCCATAACCCCCGGCTTGCTGGCAATGCGAATTTCGATGCCCTCTTCGACATAGAAGCGGGAGGTGGGCGGGATAAGCTCGTGCGCTTTGGCGTAGTTGATTGCTTTCAGCACCACCTGAACGGAACGGTTGTCAATAAACAGATTGTCATCCAGGAAGCAATAATAGCCCACCCCGTGCTGCCCCAGGTTAGCGAGTTCCTCCACGATGTGGCTCATGTCCTTGCGCCTATGGTTCCGACCATGCACCGTGTGAACGCTGCAATATGAGCAATGATATGGGCACCCCCTTGCCACCGACAGCACCCCGCGAACCCTGCCCTGGGCATTTGGGTACTCGTCCAAGTCCACCAGGTTCCAGTCCGGCACTGGCAGGCTGTTTAAGTCTTCCACGGGCAACCCCTTAATTATAGCAGGCTCCTGCATACTTTTATCGAACCGCTGCATCGCCGCAGCGAAGGCCGCCCCCGCCGCCCGCTCGCCCTCGCCCACCACCACCACCTGGGCACCAGTGCCTTCGGCCACCTGCCTGGGAGCGGTGGTGGCGTAGGCACCCCCTACCACCAGGGGGGCCTGGACGCTTATAAAGCGTCCTAGATCGAACACGGTTTCGAAGAGGTTGCATTGCCCACCCATAAGCCCCACCACATCGAAACCTTTCAGGTTCTCTTCGAGCCACTTGAAGCAGTCCTGCATAGGCCACCCATAGTGGACATAAGGTGGTGCGTGCTTACCCGCGAACACCGGAGGGCGCACCGCTTCGCGATGCTTTTGCGGTGGCACCAGGAAGTCTTTGATAACCACATCGTGCCCACCCTTTTCCCGCAGCACCGTGCCCAGCAGCACCGCTGCATACGGCATGGGATACAGGTCCGCCACCAGCGCATCCGTGGTGCGCCAGGGTGGTACTACCAATAATATCCGCATGGCTGCCTCCTTTGCTATGCGGTGGGCCTTATGCCCACAATCCAGAACAGGTCACCTGGTAACAGGTGCTCCACGCATTTAGCCTCGTAGTACGGGTCCAGATTGATGTCGTTGTCGCCAAGAGTATCAAAAGGCCATTTAACTGGCTTGTCATACGGTAGTGATGCCAGTGTCAGCGTAACCACCTTGCTCCAGTATGATGGGCACCATTTGTCCAGACTCTTATGGGGGTCCTTTCCTATACATACCCCCAGGATAGGTATGTGTGCCAGCACCTTCTCCCGGTCTGTGATTGCCCCCCGTGCTGTCATTGCCCAGGCCATACCCCGCATTATACCTGCCAGGCTTAAACCCCCACCCACCACCACCACGATGCGCTTGAACTTACCCCAAGGCAGATTCTTTATCTGGTGGGCTGTACCCTGCACCGCCATCTCGCTTTCCATGCTCATGGGCACAAACCGCCAGTAGCGTTCCTCGGCATCATCCATGGCATACTTGCGCAGGTTATTCATATAACCAGGGCGGTGCTGCACTAGGGTGGCACCAGCTTTTTCCGCAGCAGTCATTTCGGGCGTGTACCCCCCGTGCGCCGTATGCACCCGGCACGGTATGTCCAGGGCCTTGCACACCAGGCTGGTATAGTTCATCTGCGGGCTGGTCCTGCTGGCATAGGTCACAGCCCCCCTCGCCAGGTTGCCCTCGACCCCAAGCATCTTCGCGCAGGTGCGCACCTTGCCACCCCGTGCGCCACCAAAGCTGAACAAATCGTCACGCTTCATCCAATATTTGCCATCCAAACGCTGCACGGGCGTTAACGCATTGAGGTCGTTTGTGTACTTATTGCTCACCTTGCCACCTCCGTTTCACTTCGAGCAATTGCTCGCGGTTCGCAGCGACTTGTCGCTGCGAAAGGTCCACCCCCACATACTGGAGGCCCAAGCAGGCAGCCACCACGCCCCGCACTGAGCCCCCCGCAAAGGGGTCCAGCACCACGCCCCCTGGGGGGCAGAACCAGCGGTAAACCAACTCGCACAGCACAGGATCAAAGATTGACGTCGTAACCCAGGTCTCCACGTCAGCCCCCCCAGTCTGCACCGTGCGTGCGCTGCCCAGGCTTTCCTGCACCTCTGCCCGGCCCAGCTCGCTCATGATACCCAAACCCAGCCACGCCTTCTTCCGGTCGCGCCAGTACCCCTGACGGCCGTCCAGCACGCTGAACGGGGGCACGCCAAAATCCTGAGCTAGTCCGCCTTTGCGGACTGGGTCAGCAGAACCCGTTAGCCCACCGATCTCGCCCTGGGTGAACCCAGTCATCCGCTCCACCGCAGCCATCCCGTGCTCGTGCTCCCACCGCTCCAGTATTTGGCCCAGCTTAACCTTGTCCCATTTGGCCTCCTCACCCAGGCGGTTATCCGCCAGGCTAAACGCCTGGGCCTCCTCCTCATTTTCGAAGTCCTGGTACATGACCGGCACCAGCGTTAATCCCAGGATTAACGCTGCCTTCAGCCTGGTGTGCCCAGCCCGCACGGTGCCATCCCTGGTGGCGACTATGGGCACCCGGAAGCCTTTGCTGCGAATCTCCTCCGCCAGCTTTGCAGCAGCCTTGTCGTTCGACCTGGGGTTATCCGCCCAGGGCACCAGCTCGCTGGGGGCCACATACACAATTTCAAGTTCGCCCAGGTCCCTGGGCTTGGCAGCCCTAAGCTCGGCCTGCTCGTTTGCTGCCTTTGCCTTGCGCTGCTGCGCTAGCAGTTCACCCACGGTTAGCCCTTTGCCTTCTTCTGCCATTCCTCTTCCTCCTTGTATATTTCCAGCGGGCGCATAACCCGCACCATGCTGGGGTTAATTTTCCAATGCCCGCCCATGCCCCCGGCATCCTGTCGCTGTAACACATGCAGGCTGGTCAGATCATTTAGCAGCGTGCGACACGTTTCGGGGTTCAACCTGGTAAGCTCCACCACCTCGCTGGTGGGTATGAAGTCTTTAATGCCCCCATGCAGCCATAGCCTGCGCAGTATTTCTTCCACCCGGTCCGGCACCGTATCCCGTGCCACACGCACCAGCAGCCTGTAATGATCCTCGGTTAACTTGTCCGCCTGGTGGTACATGCCCAGGCCCAGGCCCAGCTTCGCGAGCTGCACCCCTATGCGACTTCCAATTTCAGCCACGGGCTTGAACAGCATTTCCCTGGTGTACTTTTCCCGAACCACCACCGCACGGGTGGCTGCCACCCATTGCGCCAGCCCCACCAGCTTCTTATGGAAGGGGGCGGATATTTTGGGCAGCCTGGTGGTGTCTATTTCACGGTTAAGGGCTTTAATAGCCACCTCTTGCAGTTCCGCCCGCATAATGTTTTCATTAGCTATGTTACCAATGGCCCGCGATATTACATCGGTCCCCACCGACACCCTACCTGGCAGACGTATACGGTACCGCAGGAACCGCTCACCCAGGCTGGCGTGAACGCCCGTGAACATTTCAATGGCAGGGGTAACACCCGCTACCATACCGAATGTGCTGTGGTACCTTTTAACCAGGCCCGTTCCGAAATACTTAGTCGTCTCCCCGTCGTAGGCATCCCGCAGCACGCCCAATATCTCGTCCCGTGCCGACTGGTTCATACTTAAGATGCTGGTAAAGTCCTTAATGACAAGAACTTTACCGTCCAGCTTGGGTATAAGGCTGGGGTCGCCACCCCCAGGACCCACCGCCCCGCTCACCAGAGCGTGGGGGGTTAAGCTGGTGGTGGTCATAATATGGGGAGCTTTACTTAGCGACATCAGCATGGCACTCTTGCTGCCCCCTGGCGGTGCCACCAGGAACAGCCACAGGGGGTCGCCTGGCAGCCTATTGCCCAGCAGGGTGGCGAACAGTATGTCCAGGGGCTCGGGGTTAGGTAGATGCAGCCACCTGCGGTATGCCTTAACCACCTGATCCCGCGGTAGCCCCGGCCCTGGTGCCATAATAGGTGCTGTCGCTGCGTCTCTCGCCCCCTGCGGGCCCTTTTCAAGCCCCTCCTGCCCCATACCCCTGGGTTCGGCCCGAAGTCCGTGATGTAAGGCTTCCAGCGCAGCTTCCGGACTACCAGCATTTAAATACAGGTCCCGAAGGTCAAACTTATTAGGCAGGCTTTCGGGCCACCACATCGCCCGTAAACTACGGGCGATTCCCTGAAGCATAGTCCAGGCTTTGGCCTCGCCCCTTATACCGCTGTCATCATGATCATACACCAGCACCACATCGCGCCCTGTCAGCTCACCCACCCATTCCTTCTTAAACGTGCCCGCGCCCGTCACGCCCAGCACCACCGCCTTAACCTTGCAAGCCCTAAATATTTCATCAAGGGCCATGCCATCCCACTCTCCCTCACATATATACACGGGCCAGTCGGGGTGGGCAGCCAGGTGCTCGTAGCCCACCAGCCATACCGTGGCCCCAGGGGTAGTCATTGTTTTCTTTCCTGGGTTAAATATGCGCAAGTCCATCAGAGTGTGTGGTCCCCGCACGGGTATGGTGTAGACCCCACGAGCCTGGTCCCATCCCACACCCCACCTACGCAGGGTGTCAGGTTTTAAGCCACGGTTATCGCGCAGGCGCAGCATGGGCTTGCCTTTAATCGCGGAGGCGTTTGCCCCCGCGACCAATTCAAGGAACCTGCCAAACCCCCCAGCCTCTCCGCACCGCTGACATTTCCATTGCCTGTTATCGGCGTTAATATACAGAGTGTGCAGATGTCTTTCGCTACTGCCACAGAAGAGGCAAACTCCATAAGCCTGGTCGCCGTTGGGATTGGCAGATATACCAGCGAACCGCACCCCGTGGGCTGCGAAGCCTTTGAGCTTTGGGTGGGCCTTAATTATTTCGGCGTGCGCCATTCTGTATATCCAAGCAGGCTAACACCTGCATCAGCTCATCTCGGTTAAAATGGGCACGGGGTTCCCTGGGAGCAGGTAAACCCACCTTGTGACAGATTTTGCTAACTAGCTCGGCCTTGCCCAGCTTCTTGGGCTTGCGCCGACGCCTACGCTGCGTTGCCGGTTCCATATATATCGACCTCCTTTGTGTCCGCCCAATGGCATGTCGCCACCCTGCATTCCACGGTAAACTCAACCGTGAACAGGTCACCGAAATCGCACATCAGCTCGGCTATGTCCCGTAACATGGCGGGTGCTTGAGGCAGCATATCCCTGGGCCATTCGATAACAATCTCGTCGTGTATGGGCAGCACAATGCCGGCAGCCCCCCCAGTCATGTCCTCCAAATACTTATCCACCTTGACCTGGGCACGTTTGAGCATACCTGCGCCCGTGCCCTGGATGAGGTAGTTTGTGGCAGCGTAGGGCATATCCCTGGGCACATACAGCCTGCGCCCGAATGCTGTTTCGATATAACCCAGTCTCCGCACCTGGTCCATTAACACGTTCGTCAGGTTGCAATACTTGGCGAACTTGCTGCGGTACTCGCGCAGCCTGGGCATACCCACAGCGGGGGGCAATTGCAGATTCAGGCAGGCGGTTTTATCGCTGCTGCCATAGGGTATGCCAAACGACATCGCGCCCTTTACATTATGGCGCAGCCCCTTCTTGCGCACGGGGTCGGGGCACAGGCTAAAGTCATCGCGGTACGCTATAACCGCTCCAGCATCGTGTATGGCTCCAGGGCCTTGCGTGTTAACTATTTCGAGCATGGCCCTGTCACCGCTGTAATGCACCAGCAGCAGGGCCTCCTGCCCTGCGTAGTCGATCAGGAACCAAACGTAGTCATATTTAGGTCCAAACAGGTGCCGGGCGGGTACTGGAAAACGGTTAGTCAGC